ATGTGCTCGAGCCCGAACTGCATGGCTACATCCCCGTGGTCGTGGATGGTAAGAGCAGCCTTCCCGCCTGTGTTGCGCCCGTGGTGGATGACCTGCGCAGGCTGGGTGCGACCCTGCCCGAGACGCCGAAAGCGGCGTGAGTTAGGGACTTCCCTAACTGTTACGTGAAGAGTCCAATAGTGACGTAACCCCAACCAACAAAACTTCTTACGGAGAACAATCCAGATGTCTAACGACGCCGTCAACATGTATGCGCTGAACCTCGACCAGATCGCCAACCTCATCAAGGCGACGGGCCACCTCCGCACCACGCTGGTGCAGGGCCACATGGGCACGGGTAAATCCTCGCTGCTGCGCACCCTCGCCCGTGAACTGCCCGACCACATCCCGTGCTACTTCGACTGCACGACCAAGGACTTGGGCGACATCACTCTGCCCCGCATCGCCGAAGCGGGCGCGGACGCGGCGTATGTGTCCTACGCTACCAACGAGGAGTTGGGTGCGCACCATGGTGGGCCGATCATCCTGATGATCGACGAGTTGGGTAAGTCGAACCCGTCGGTGAAGAATGCTCTGCTGCGTGTGATCCTCGAGCGCAAGATCGGCAGCTACTCGCTGCACCCCGAGTCCATCGTCTTCGCTACCACCAACCTCGGTGGTGAGGGCGTGGGTGACATGATGCCTCCCCATATGCGTAACCGCATCACCGTTGTCACGGCCCGCAAGCCGAGCAACATGGAGTGGATCGAGTGGGGTATCAACAACGACATCGACCACACCCTGCTGGGCTGGTGCAAGGATAACCCGCAGCTGTTCCACGGGTTCGACAACTACAAGAACCCCGACGACAACCCCTACATCTACCACCCCAAGCAGCAGCGCGCGGCATTCGTTACGCCTCGCTCCCTCGAAGCGGCATCCGACATCCTCAAGAACCGCAAGGGTCTGGACGACATGACCGTGACGAGCGCGCTGATGGGCACCATCGGTGATCGTGGTGCGATGGACCTGATGGCATTCGTCAAGCTGTCGGACCAGCTTCCCTCGCTGGAGTCCATCAAGAAGTCGCCGGAGACGGCCAAGGTGCCGAGTTCTGCGGCTGCCGTGTGCATGGTGGTCTACCGCACCCTCGCAACCATCGAGAAGGACTGGATCGACAACTGGATGATTTATTGCCAGAGATTGGACAAGGAAGCGCAGGGCATGTTCGCCAACGGTGTGCGCGCCCCGAAATACAACAAGCAGGCCATGATTATGACGAACAAGAGCTTCACTCAGTGGGCTATGTCGCACAGCTATCTTTTTGCTGCTGACAAGCGTTGATTAGGGAGAACCCTGACATGTGGTTGAACAACAAGGGGGATTACAAACCCCCTACTCCCTTCCGTGAGTTGGCCAGCCGGGCTTTCGGGTTGATCATCATGCTCAAGCCCTATGACCCCGACTGGGATCACTACGTGCGGGTAGCCATCGCTCTCGGGATGATCCGTCCATACTACTACAGCGAGGTGGCTGATCCGAAATGGCTGAGTAACTGTTCGGTCCACATCGGAAAAGTAGCGGCGTGGGTGGGCAACTACCCATACAGCTACGGCGAGCACCCCGATTTGGATGTTCGTCCATCATACGCGACGATCAGACTGTTGAAGAAACATGTGGATCGAGTGATCCGCGAAGCAGGAGGACTTGTATGATGTTTATGCTAGGGAACACCCTAACCGCTGAACAGCGGCTGCAGAAGGCTGTGATCGACATCATGGCCAACCCCAAGTATGTGGCCCTTGCGGGCATCCTGATGATCGGTGATCGCCGTATCGAGGATGACGAGGCTCGGTGCCCCACCGCCTACACCAACGGGCGGGACGAGGTCTATGGCCGTGCCTTCGTCAGCAAGCTGAACGATGCCGAGTTGCGCTTCCTGATCCTGCATGAGTGCTACCACAAACTCTATCGGCACCTGACTGTGTGGCGTTGGATGTTCGACGAGCATCATCAGGCTGCCAACATGGCCACGGACTTCGTGATCAACGTCAAGCTGGTGGACGACAACACCGACGGCTTCGCCACCATGACGGGCGAACTGAAGATTGGCTGCTTCGACGAGAAGTATCGGGGGTGGGACTCCGCTCAGGTCTTTGCCGATCTGAAGAAGAACGGCAGGAAAGGGTCGGGCAGCGGCGGGTCGGGCACCGGTTTCGATGAGCATGGCTGGGACGACGCGAAGGAGATGACCGCCGAGCAGAAGCAGGAGTTGGCCCGTGAGATCGACGAGGCGATCCGTCAGGGTGCGTTGATGGCAGGCAAGACGGGCAGCGGTGGCGACCGCAGCCTTGAAGAACTCCTCCAACCGCAAGTGGATTGGCGTGAGATGCTGCGTGACTTCGTTACCTCCACCTGTGCAGGCTCTGACTACTCCACATGGCGTAAGCCTAACCGCCGCTACATCGGCGCGGGTATGTATATGCCGAGCGGGATCAGCGAGAGCATCGGTGAGATCGTGGTGGCTATCGACACGTCGGGTTCTATCGGTGGGCGGCAGCTGTCTGCCTTCCTGTCCGAGGTCAAGTCTGTGGCCGATACCGTCCACCCCGAGGCTATCCGCCTTCTCTACTGGGACACGCAGGTCTGTGGCGACGAGCGTTATGAGGGTGAGGAGGTGGACAAGATCGTCCAGAGCACCAAGCCCAAGGGCGGCGGCGGCACCATCGTCGAGTGCGTTCCAGAGTATCTGCAGGACAAGCAGATCAAGGCTCAGTGCGTCATCGTGCTGACCGACGGCTATCTCGGTGGATCGTGGGGTGAGTGGAACCACCCTGTTCTCTGGACCATCCTCGACAACAAGAACGCGGTGCCTTCGGTCGGTCAGGCCGTGCACATCAAGCATCATGAAATGTGAGCCGCCTTTAGGGCGGTTCCCTAACAGAGGAGAAGAATGAAATGGGATACAGAAGCGACATCGTTATCGCCTTCGCCTTCAAGACGCGAGAGCAGATCGAAGAAGTGCTGGCGGTCTACCAGATGCATCAGTTTGTGCAGAAGCACCGGCTGGCTGAGGTGTGGACTATCCACGAGTGGGATGGATGCTGGGGCCTTACATACCACGCCGAGAGCGTCAAGTGGTATGAAGGATACGAGGATGTGATTGGCATCAACCACATGGAAAACGTGGTTCATGACTTCGCCGAGCATCGCGGGGAGGACGTGGGTCAGATAGACAATGACGGAAAGCAGCAGATAATTGTCGCCTTCCCATACGCCTACCGCATGTTGCGTATTGGCGAGAACGATGACGATGTTGAGCACGACAGTGACTGTAACAGTTATCTAGACGAAGAGTTGTGTGAGCGCCTGCGCCTTGTTCGCTACATCGAAACCGACTTCTGAGGACTAATCAAATGTATATCAATCGACTGAACAGCTTCGACGAAGTGGCTGCGTGCTATGAGAAAACCCCCGTGCTCAAGAGCAAGCACCATAAGGTGGAGCAGGACGTGCGGCCCATCGGCAGCCGTCGTCGTAAGACCGAGCGCATCATCAAGATCAGCGACAAGTGCTACGTCCTTTCCTGCGGAGGCGATGTCGATCCCGTCTTTAACTGGGTGCGTGGTCGCGACTACCTAGAGAAGTTTCCCATCACGCCGAAAGAGACGGAGATGATGAGCCCCATCGTGTGGCGCAAGCACAAGGATGGCAGCGAGACGATCACTGTCCGCAACGGCTGGGGTGATTGGCAGCACAACGCGGTATATTCCTTCCTCGCTCGTACACTACCGAGGGAGTTGTGGTTCCGTATCAACAGACAGGGTCGGCAGGCTATCTACAACCGCTCCGAGGGCAAGGAGTATTACTTGCCAAAGACCAAGACGGTGCCTCGCCACATCCATGAGTATTACTTGGACCACCACAAAAAAGGCATCGCGTGGGCCAAGATGTATTACTCGAGTGGGCAGCTGAAGTTCGACAACATGAGCCTGACGTTCAAGCGCAAGGATGACGGCACGTTCGAACTGTTAGGGTCTGCCCCTAAGGAAATGGTTAAGCGCACACGAGTGAACGTGGACGAAAAGGCCAAATACAAGGAGGCCATCAACGAAATCTTCGCGTGGTCTATGACGATGTATCCGCTGATGCGGGATCAGCTGGATTGGAATTTTCGGCAAGATATGGCGAAACAGCTTGGCGATATGGCCAAGGAAAACAAGATCGCCGGGTGGTGTGTGGCGTGGCAAGACACATTCTCCAGATGCCAACCGACACTCATCCGCAGCATCATCAAAGACCGTGCGCACCCCATGCGCTACTTTTTTGGTGTGGCTGCGATGTATGAGATCAAGTCGGCGACTACGGGGTGGAATGTCGACGGCCTCGACGAAGAGGGCCGGAAGAAACGTGCTAGGGCTTACTACAATCGTTGGATCAACAAGCTGGCAGGATTCGCCAGCATCGTGAAAGAGGAGAAATAAAATGGCAATCAAACCAAAGGCGTGGCCGGTTAGCCAGCTGATGAGCGACGACGCGGTGAAGCGCGACGAGCAGAACAAGAACTATCCATACAAGCACAAAGCCTTCGACGATCTGATCGAAGCCGTCGGTAATGAACTGCGTGACGTCAAGTTCAGCAGGATCGGCAATAGCACGGCTGTGGTCTACCGTGAGGGTGACGTGTTTGCGCTCGGTGAGATCGGCTACAAGAACACCAAGAGTAAGGGCAATGGCGAGTTCACCTACTACGTGCAGTCGAGGACCATCGCGAACGACAAGTATAAGGACACTAGCTGGCAGCACTTCATCGTGTCGACCAAGGTGCTGAAGAACGCGGTCAAGGCAGCATCCGCTTATCTCACGCCATTCAATGTGAAGGAGATGATGGAAGCCACCAAGGACGCGGCGCGTCAGAAAGTGCATGAGGTTGTGAACATCCACAACGCGGCAGCGCGACAGGCATACAAGGACCTGACGGGTGAGGCTGGGTATAGCACCAACATGGAAGGGGAGTTCGTAGAAGAAATCCGGCACTTTGAGTTCGCTTCGCTCAGGCTCAGAGCGGCGCGCGATAACTTCTTCAAATACCGGGATGCGTGGCTGGATGCGAAGAATGCGATGGCCAAGGGTCTGTATTTCGTCGGCGTCACCGACGCCTTTGGTCAGAAGTTCGTGGACTTCGCGAGGGTGGACATGAGTTACCCCTACGGGGCGGAAGTCTTCGATAGGCAGCCCGCCGAAAGCGTTGCAGATTGGGTGTTGGGGCGGCTGGCTGTGCTGAGCATGGTCCCGATGCACACATACGTGCAGGGCGTCGGCATTAGGCTGGACGACAGGACTTACTACATCGCAGGAGAGGAGCAGGAATGAAGGCGTTCTGGGATACCTATTGGAATATCGCTGTGGCCAACGGCAAGGACCGGCAGTTCGCCGTCGGTCGTGTCGTGCGTGACGACATGGAGCGCGCTGTTCTGGGAACAACCGACGTGTCTTTCGGGGCGGCAGCGATGATGGCCAAACGGGTTGATGCGCTACGGGCTCAGTGGGAAGGAGGTATGGAGAACGTCTATCGCGTATACATATATCCTAGTAGCAAACGTGTAGAAGTGGTATGTCTTGGTATAGACAACATAGACACCGAGGCCGAAGGTATCTACGACGCAGCCAAGGCGCTGCCCAACTGGATGCAGGAGAGGCTGGCTGTGCTTGCTATGATGAAGGTTGACCCGCCCCAGACCAAGGTCGAGGGCGTTGGTATGCGAGTCGACGAGAATGTTTTCTGGATCATCAAAGGTTAGGGAGAACCCTAAATGGAATACTGGACAGTCATGTGGATCACGGTGCTGAGTGGTTACTTGGAGGGCGCAACGCTGGCGCTTCCCTACGAGACAGAGGCGCAGTGCTTGGCGGCGCTAAATGCGGTCAGCGATACGCTGCCCTACGACCACAACCTCGAGTGCCGGGTGGGCGACGTGCCGTCGTCCTCGATCCGTCCGAAGCGCAATCCGATCTACGGGGAATGAGATGGCAACGCCCGAGAGCAAGGTCAAAGCCAAGGTGGTCGCCCAGCTGAAAACGCTGGGTGCCTACCACTTCTATCCCGTAACGTCAGGCTACGGTTCTTCCGGGGTGCCAGACATTGTTGGGTGCTACAAGGGCCGGTTCTTCGGCATCGAGTGCAAGGCCAAGGGCAACAAGCCGACGACCCTGCAGCAGATGAACCTGAACAAGATCGAGGGCTGCGGTGGCATCGCTCTCGTCATCGACGAAACAAATGTGGACGACGTGGCGTCCTACATAAGCGCCATGACATATGAGGAGAAATGAAATGAAGACGCTACTGTTGGTATCAATCCTAACCCTCGCTGCCTGCGGGCCGCATGTCATCCCACCGAAAGGACAAGGCTATGTTGAAGTGGATCGTGCTGGGGGTCGGCTGCCTCCTGTTGTTGGACCTGATCCTGTTGCTGGACCTGATCACCCTGCTGATGGCGGAAGTCACGACGAAGGGTCTTCTGACGCTAATGGGGATGTAAGCGATGAGTGACCCAGACAACCGTATGCACTTCCGCTGCGGCGAATGCAGCACAAACTTCAGCACCGCCAATGACGTCTTCCCAATGGACGCGAAGGAGTTGAGCAAGCTGGCCCGTGAGATCAAATGCCCAACCTGCGGAGCAGGGTCGAAGCGGCTGTATTTGCGGGCGAATGTGAGCAAGGAGAAGCTATGACTAACGAAGAACTAGTGAAAGGGCTGCGCCAAAATGCATTGTGGGTCACAACCCATGAAGCCGCCGACCGCATCGAGCAGTTGGAGCAGCGTCTTGAAGCGACAAAGGATAAGGCGGAAGCCGCAATCCTCGACCTGATGGCTGAGCGTGACCGTGCCGAAGCCCGCATCGAGGAGTTGAAGCGGGAGCAGATCAGACTGCACACCCAATGCGACGGCTTGATGCAATCCGCCATGAACAACGGTCAGGCGCTCATCATTGCCGAAGCCCTGCTCGCCAAGGCGGTGGAGGCGCTTCACCTTCTGCAAGCTGCTGCCGATGAGGGAAAGCGTTTGTGGGCAGAAGCTGAGGCCCGCGTGGCCGAACTCGAAGCGGCGCTGGCGGAAACGACTGAGGCTTTCGCAAAGCAACTCGGAAACCGCAAACACATCGCATGGGCCATCATCCGTCGCGCCCGCGCCACCCTGCGGGGAGGTTCGGAGTGAAAACGCAAACTCACACCAGCCAGCGACCGAACATGGATTTCTGTGACTGCCCTCTGCACACGCTTTTCCCGATGCGCCTCGCTGACATTATAGAGCCGACACTGCTTGATCTACAGGCGGCGTGTGATCTGATTGGCAAGGACAGCTACGGCAAACCTCATTGGACGCCTGAGACGATTAACCCGTGCCACCCCGTGGTGCAGGCATTTTCCCGTCACGCCCGCGCCGCCCTCGCAGCAAGTCAACAGGCGCAGCCTGTAAGGAAGGAGTGAGACATGAGCGACATTGCACGCGACTACCTACCTTGGCTCATGAGCGCCATCACGATTTGGATGACAATGTTGGCGGGCAACAAGCACCGCAGTGCATGGCTAATCGGACTGGGGAACCAAGCCCTATGGTTGTTCTGGATTGTATCAATGGGCGCATGGGGCTTGCTACCCATGAATGCTTCCTTGTGGATCGTCTACGCCCGCAACCACATCAAATGGAGGACCACCCCATGACCATCACCTTATCATTCGGTTTCTGGATGGTGCCAACCGCGCTGACCATTTTGGGCCTGATCAATGTGGCAACTCACCGCCCAACCGATGCATGGGACATAGGTGGGGCAATCTTAATGGTAATCTGGGGCGTGGCTGCGTTGACGGCTTGGGTAATGTGGGGGCTGACATGGCTGATGTAACTGACAAACTGATCCGCGCAGAGGATGCGCACGACAACGACCTGATCCGGCGCGGGGATGCGCTGAACGCCATCAAGCCGATCTATGGATGGTCGATCACAGCCGCCGAAGGGGTGTGGGATGCCATCGCCGCCCTGCCCGCGCAGGGGGTGAAGCCGTTCAATTGGGTTGGCGGCTATGCGGACTGCTATCATGCCCATTGCAACGATCTAGCCGATGGGCTGCAATTCTGCACGGCATGTGGGGCCGTCCGCAGCGCCGCCCTCGAACCCGCAGAGGCGGGCGGGGTGGAGGCGTGGCCAACCAGCGACGAAGTTTCGGACGCGGCAGATGGGGGTAAAGGTTTCTGGCGGTCTTGCAGCGGATGCCACGAAACGAACGAAGGCCACCCAACGGGGCCATTCAACCGCGTTCTGAACTGCCATGTCGGCTTCGGATGCCACGAATGCGGCGGGCTTGGCGCTGTGTGGGACACGACCGATTACGCCGACATGGGCGAATATCTGGCGAAACACGACGCCACCCCCGCCCCTGTGGATGCGCTGGTGAAGGCGGCGGAGGCATTGGGGAAAGCCCGCGAGATACTGATCAGGCACGGATACCCAGAAAAAAGCATCCTGATTGGCTACCTTGACACCGCCCTCGCCGCCATCAGGGAAGGCCATGAGCAACGGTAGCGAACTCAAGTCTCCGGGAGCGCAGGCCCTGCGGGCGGCGGGTTACAAGCCCGCCCCTCGCGTCTGGTTGACTGACGAACAGATCGACCTGTTGATGTATATGGCGAAGCAGAACGAGTCCGAGGTAAACAGGATCAGGGCTGCAAGCCGCACCACCCTAACCAAAGAACAAGAGATCGAACTGGCATGGCAGAAAATGAAAGCTGGAAAGGCGAACACCTGATCCGAAAGAGCATCACAAAGGAAGAGAGCAAGGCCGAGGTGCGACGGCTGGTCAGCACCATCGCCCACAACAATCGCCGAGCCAAGGGTATCCAGCACCCCGCAGCCAAGGCACATGGACAGTTCATCCTGTCCGCATTGATAGACACGAGGAAGAAATGAAAGTTCGAAGGGTAACGATTGGTAAGGCAACTGCGAGTTTTAGCACTGCCGCCTCGCATCTGTCGCAGGTATCCTTGCCGTGCGAACCTTGGGAGACCCCGCATGAAAGACCGAATCCGGCTGGAGAATCTAAGGAAGCGATTGCGGGAACGCCTGAGGACCTGCGCCGTGGACCGAGACATCTTGGACCTTATAGGAGAGATAGAAAACGTGACGAATGACCTGATCTGCGTGGTGACACGCGTTAAAGAACTCAGACGGGAAGTCTCCGACGCCGAATGGGAAGGTCGCGAAGACTTGCATAAACTGTCTCGAGAGCTTAAATACTATGAGCAACTTGCAAACGATGGAGTTAAATATGAACCTACCTTCTGAAGACGAGCAGCGGGTCTGGAAGTATCTGCTGTCCAACAAGCTAGCCGAAGCGGGCGAAGTGGCACTGAACTGCGACGTGTCTCTGGAGTTCGCGCAAAGCTGCATCGACCGGATCGGAACGCCGAGACGGGTGTTCATCGAAGAGGGTCAGCTTCGAGCCCAACTCAAGGAAGACGAGATGAACCAGAAGCGCGCCGTCAAACCCACACGGGTGCAGACACTAGAGACCGCCATCAAGCTGACGGGAGGGGATCGGAACAAGTCCTATGGTCCGCCCTTCGACAACCTGTCGGACTGCGCGAACCTGATCAACACCTACATCAACACGAAGACCAGCTGCATTGTCCGCACGAAAGACAGCTTCGAGGTGGTGCTGAAGGCTGAAGATATTTCGTGGATCATGACCCTTGTGAAAATGGCACGGTCGTTCCAACCGGGATACCATCCCGACAACTACACCGACGCCGCTGCGTATAGTGCGATTGCTGGAGAGTGCAGAGAAATTCAAATCGAAGAAGACGGAGACAACAAGTGAACTACTTCAATCCCTCGGACGTGACCGCCCACAACGCCACCTTCAACTACATCGCCAAGTCGGGGGTAGGGTTCGCCCTAACACCTGAGAACGAACAGATTTTCATTCCTGTTCGTGAGGTCGAAGGTCTCAATCTTTCGATTGGGGACGGCCTGCGTGTCTGGGCAGTGGACAACCACGCCAACCCCGATACAGCGCATTACCCGTCACGTTGGCGGGCCATCAAAGTAGAGTTGGTGTCGCGGATTTCAGACGTGCTGGAGACGGCACCTGCGCCGAAACCGACGCAACCTGAACCCAAGCCATCGGTTGGCGACTTCGTCGCCATGTTCGAGTCGATGGTGGATGTGAGCCGCCCGTGGACGGTCAACGAGTTGACCCTCGCCATTGCCAAGATCAGCCCGCCGCTATCTGCACAGCCCGACCTGCTGCAGCGAGTGTCGACACGGTTGAACGCACTGCACAAGACCGGAGACGTTGCCTGCCTGAAGGTCTACTCGAAGTCCGATAACGACAGGGCCAGCGCCGTCTACTACGCCAAGAGCGTGGATGTGTTCTACGACTACCTCGACACGCCGCTGAACGATGACGAGGAATAAGGAGAACTGAAATGCACATCATGATCGACCTTGAGACCATGGGCACACGCCCGAACGCACCGATTGTGGCTATTGGGGCTGTGATGTTTGACGCGGACTCAGACTGGAAGTGGCAAAGCTTCTACGTCAACGTGGACTTACAAAGCGCCGTAACTGCCGGTGCCACCATCGAACCGAGCACCATCATGTGGTGGATGCAGCAGAGCGACGAGGCTCGCGCCGCGCTACTCGAGAGCAAACCTGTGGACATTGTCACGGCGCTCGACTCGTTTGATAAATGGATTTCCGCTGTGAGCGGCGGTCACGATACCGTGGATTTAATGTTGGATGGGGTTTGGGGCAACGGTGCCAGCTTCGACAACGTTATTTTGGCCGAAAGCTACAAGCGACTCGGGTTCAATCCCCCGTGGCCGTTCTGGAAGGACCGCTGCTACCGCACCGTCAAAAGCATGTATCCAAACGTAAAACTAGAGCGGAAAGGGACGCACCATAACGCTCTAGACGATGCGCGCTATCAAGCTGAACATCTCGTCGCGATCCACAAGGCTCACGGGAACATCCTCTGATGCGCCTATACATGGACCTTGAGGTCTATCGGAACTATTTCCTTGCTCTGTTCATGACAGAGCAGGGGAAGGTTCGGCGCTTCGAGATATTCGAAGACGACGATAGCACCTTCGACAGAGACGAAATCCTGAAGATCATCCGGCACCCCGATGCCGAGATCATCACATTCAACGGGAACAGCTACGACGTGCCGATACTGACCTTCGCTCTGGTCACGCCAGACCCGGCGGAGATCAAGAAGGCCAGCGACCGGATCATCATGGGCGGCATCCGCCCATGGAACTTCTTCAAAGACGAGGGGCTGCAGCCTCCCAAGATGAACCACATCGACTTGATCGAGATCGCTCCCGGTCAGGTTGGCCTGAAAATCTACGGTGGTCGCCTTGGGAGCAAGTGGCTCAAGGAACTGCCGATCCATCACGACGCGGTTCTTACCCGAGACCAGTTACCGATCATCCGGGAATACTGCCGCAACGACACCATGGTTACGCAGATGCTATACAATAATCTCAAGGAACAGATCGACCTGCGCCGCACCATGAGCGCCGAATATGGCGTTGACCTGCGGTCCAAGTCTGATGCCCAGATCGCAGAGGCCGTGCTGAAAGCGGAGTTCGAACGTCTGACGGGAGACAGCCCGTCCAAGGTGGCGCTCAACTACGACCGGTTCTACTACGAGCCGCCGGAGTATATCCGCTTCACGACCGACCCCCTGCGAGAAGCACTGGACGTTGTCTGCACCGCCGAGATGGTTATCGACGAGGAGACGGGTCACGTCTCGATGCCGAAGGAGATTGCTGACCTGACGATCACCATCGGGAACAGCACCTACAAGATGGGCATCGGTGGGCTGCACAGCCAAGAGTCAGAGGTGGCACACCACAGCGACAAGGACTACGTGCTGATCGACCGAGACGTTGCGAGTTACTACCCGAACCTGATGCTGAACATGAACATGCGGCCCGGGGGTTTCGGCGAACACTTCAACACGGTTTACCGTGCCATCCTCGAAGAACGTCTGGCTGCCAAGCACGGCGGGGACAAGGTGAAAGCCAACTCCCTGAAGATCGTTCTCAACGGGACTTTCGGTAAGACGTCCAGCAAATACAGTTCGCTCTACTCCCCGCAGTTCATGATCCGCACAACACTGACGGGGCAGCTGACACTGCTGATGTTGATCGAAGCGTTGGAGAAGCGCGGCATATCTGTCGTGTCAGCCAACACCGACGGCATGGTCATCAAGTGCCCCAGAGCGCGGCGCGATGAGGTGGAGGCGTTGATCAAGAAATGGGAGAAACACACGGGGCTGGAGACCGAAGAGACCGTCTACAAGTCGCTCTACTCCAGAGACGTGAACAACTACATCGCCGTGAAGGAGGACGGCAGCGCAAAGGCCAAGGGTGTCTACGCACCGGTGTCTCTGTCTAAGAACCCGCAGGTGCCGATCTGCGCCGAAGCGGTCATAAAGTATCTGACCCAAGACGCGCCACTGTCCGTAACGATTAGGGACTGCCCTAACATCATCAAGTTTCTGACCCTGCGAACGGTAAACGGTGGGGCTCAGAAGGGCGAAGAGAAGATCGGCAGGGTGGTCCGCTGGTACTACGCCAAGGGTGAGGAGGGGGCGTTCCACTACGTTTCAAACGGTAACATGGTGCCCCGCACGGAGGGGGCAAAGCCCCTCATGTTGCTCCCTGAAGCACTGCCGGACGACATCGACTACGACTGGTACATCAAGGAGTGCGAGGAGATTTTGATGGCCATCGGAGCCAAGCCAAGGCCCGTTGTGGAAAAACTCCCACGCCGAAATAGTAAGGCTTGGAAACAGTTACAAGAAGATGGTAGGATCAAGCAGATCAGCAAAGATAAGTGGGGATGGGTGGAGTGAGCAAGGCAGGCGCGTGGTCCTACAGCCGGATGAAGGCGTTCGAGAACTGCCCAAAGCAGTTCTACCACATGAACGTTCTCAAGGAGTATCCGTTCCAACAGACGGAGGCCATGCGGTATGGCACGGAGTTCCACAAAGCCTGCGAGGAGTACATCCGAGACGGCGCACCTGTACCAAAGAAGTTCGACTTCATCGAACCCACCTTGCAGAGGCTGGCCGAGATGGAAGGCGAGAAGCACTGCGAACTGAAGATGGGTCTGACGGCGGACCTCGAACCGTGTGGTTTCTTCGACAAGAACGTGTGGTTCCGAGGGGTGGCCGACCTGATCATCATCAACGGAGAAGAGGCACGGTACGTAGACTACAAGACCAACAAGGACGCCAAGTACGCCGACGCGGGACAGCTGCAGCTGATGGCGCTGTGCATCTTCAAGCACTTCCCTCAGGTGAAGAAAGTCAAAGGTGGTCTGATCTTCGTGATCGCCAACTCTCTGGTTAAGCAGGACTACACGGCAGCCGACGAAGCCGTGCTGTGGAAACCGTGGCTGTCTAAGTACGCAGCCTTGGAGAAAGCATACGAGACCGGTGTGTGGAACCCTCGCCCCTCTGGTCTTTGTCGGAGGCACTGTCCTGTGGTAGAATGCGCCCACAATGGGAGTACCTGACCATGCCCAAGGGTGTTTTTGTTAACTGGGTTGCGAAGACATGCCGAACTTGCGGGATCGAGTTCACTCCTCGGTCTGGAACACAACTCTCATGCTCCAAGGATTGTAAGCGCAAGTGGGCTAGGTTGTGTGGGTCCGAAACAACAGAGGCCCAGTACGAACTTATTTCTGGGAACTGGAGGAAGTACTACAACCGGCTGCGCTGCCAAAAAGGTAGGATTGGTCTACCCTTACACACCCTGCTCGATCTGCATGAGAGGCAAAGAGGGGAGTGTGCGCTCAGCGGTGTGCTCATGACCTGCCTTTTAGAGAAAGGAAGTCGCTGCCAAACTAATGCCAGCATCGACAGGATAGACCCGAAAGGCCCGTACACGGCTGACAACATTCAGTTGGTTTGTGCTATTCTTAACAAGTTCCGCATCGACACTTCGGTGGAAGACTTCATCAACTGGTGCAAAAAGGTGTCAGATCATGCCCTACGTGAATAAACCGCGTCCTTATCGTCACGAGTATAAAAAACAACTGGAACGTGGGGAACACGAGGACCGGATGGAACGGCAGCGCGCTCGGCGAGCCTTCGACGCTAAGCACGGTAAGTCGGCCCGCAAGGGAAAGGACATCAGCCACAATAAGATGCTGTCCAAGGGCGGCAGCAACGCAGACGGGTACAAGCTGGAGCATCCGTCCAAGAACAGAAGCCGAAACGGCCACAGCCCAAAGAAAAAGTAACGTTAGGGACAACCCTAACTTCGGAGAACAAAATGCAGATTATCGACAACAAGGCGCTGCTGTTGAAGCTGCGCAATCCAAAACAGGTCACTACAGTTATCCCAAACAGCAAGCCGGTCAGCGATCACGAGGTCGTAGTCAAGTGGGGTATACCAGAGGTACATACGCTGCGGGCTTTGAACATCAAAGTGCCGTCGCCCATCGAAGGCAGGTACAACTGGTCCGGTCGCTTCGCTCCAATGGCGCACCAGAAGACGACGGCGGCATTCCTAACTACGCACCGTCGTGCCTTCTGCTTCAACGAACAGGGTACAGGTAAGACGGCTTCGGCGATCTGGGCTGCCGATTTCCTTCTGACGCAGAAGGCTGCGCGCCGTGTGCTGGTGATCTGCCCGATCTCGATCATGGACAGCGCGTGGCGGGCCGATCTGTTCTCCTTTGCCATGCACCGCTCGGTCGGCATCGCATATGGCAGCGCCAAGAAGCGGCGGGAAATCATCTCCCTCAAACCGGACTTCCTCATCATCAACTACGACGGCGTAGAGATCGTGCGGGATGACATCGCTGCGGCGGGCTACGACCTGATCATCGTGGACGAGGCAAGCCACTACAAGAACGCCCAGAGCAAGCGGTGGAAGGTGCTGCAGTCTCTTGTGGGACAAGATACTTGGCTGTGGATGATGACAGGCACACCGGCGGCGCAGGGACCGGAGGACGCCTATGGCTTGGCCAAGCTGGTGAACCCGCAGGGTGTGCCGAGGTTCTTCGGAGCGTGGCGCGACATGGTCATGTACAAGGAGACGCAGTTCCGCTGGAAGCCGAAACCGACGGCAATCGACAGCGTCTACCGAGCCCTGCAGCCTGCGATCCGCTTCACCAAAGACGAGTGCCTCGACCTACCGGACATGACCTACGTGAAGCGCAACGTCACCCTGACGAAGCAGCAGGACGTGTACTACAAGAAACTCAAGAGCCAGATGGCTATGGAGGTGGACGGGGAGCAGGTCACGGCAGTCAATGCCGCCGTCGTGATGAACAAGCTGCTGCAGATATCGGCGGGTGCCGTCTACACCGATGGCAGCGAGACGGTCGAGTTCGACATCAACAACCGGTACAACGTCCTGAAGGAAGTCATCGACGAAGCCGAGCAGAAGGTGCTGGTGTTCGTCCCGTTCAAGCACGTCATCGACCTGCTGACCGACCGGCTCAAGAAGGACGGCGTGACCGCCGAGATCATCCGTGGCGACGTGACGGCAGCCAACCGGACAGAGATATTTAAGCGGTTCCAAGAGCAGCCCAACCCGAAGGTTCTCGTCATTCAGCCGCAATCGGCGGCGCACGGTGTGACACTCACGGCTGCCAGCACTGTTGTATGGTGGGCTCCGACTTCGTCGCTGGAGACCTACGCGCAGGCAAACGCCCGGGTGCATCGCACTGGGCAGAAGAATAAGTGCACGGTTGTGCAACTGCAGGGCTCGGGCGTGGAGAATCGTGTGTACAAACTCCTCGACGAGAAGATCGACATCCACACCAAGGTTGTCGACTTGTACAAAGAACTGCTTGACTAGAGCAGAATATACCACTAAATAACAAATCCTGATAGTGAAGGAGAACCACTATGAGCACTGAAGAAGTGCAGACCGTTGGCGGCGTGTCTGTTGAAAAGCTCACCAAGACGTACATCAAAATCCGGGAAGCCAAGGCTGCCTTGAAGGCCGCGTTCGACAAGGAAGAAGAAAGCCTGCAGGAGAAGCTGGATATCATCAAGCGCGCTCTGCTCGACTACTGCAAGCAGCACGGCGTCGAGAGTGTCCGCACCTCCGAGGGCATCTTCTACCGCTCGACAAAGACGCGGTACTGGACCAACGATTGGGACTCCATGAACCGGTTTATCTTGGAACATGAAGTCCCCGAATTTTACGAGAAGCGGCTGAACCAGACGACGGTGAAGCAGTTCCTCGAAGAAAACCCCGACGTGCTTCCGCCCGGTCTGAACATGGACAGCGAGTACGTCATAACTGTGAGGAAGAAGTGATGACGGAACAGAAACCCCCTGTGTCCATCGAAGAGGTTGCCAAGCACCTCAGCATATCCGTGTCGACGCTCCGCAAGTGGGTGCGTCAGGGGGTGATCCCCAAGCATACGTACATCAAGGTCGGTCACATCTACCGGTTCGACCTCGACAAAGTGATGGCGGCGCTGACTGAGAAGCCGGTGCAACTCGAACTCGATCTCGGAGAAGACAAATGACGAAAGGTGAATACCGCGTCGGCATCAACTTCAACCCGTCCGCCGACGACAAGGTTGCGCAGATCAAGCGCATAGCCGCTGATCTGATCGACTACATCGAGACGATCCCTGCTGACGCGATGGATCGTCCGCGCCTCAAGGCACTGGCCCAGACCGCAGTCGAAGAAGCCGCCATGTGGGCGGTGAAAGCCGCAACGAAACCTGAAATCAATAACTAAGGAGAACTACCATGGGTGAAATGACCCTCTTTGGCGGCAACAACCCCCTCGTCAACAGCGACCTGTTCAAGTCGCTGCAGGAGATGAACAAGACCCTCGCTGGTGGCCCCAGCGGAGCGGGCAAGCGCATCTCGCTCAAGGGCGGCAAGTTCCGCATGTTCGTGGACGGTGAGCAGGTCTCGGTGTCCAAGTCGGACACGATGAACGTCGTCGTTGTGAACGCGGCTTCCATCTCGCGGACGTACTACGAAGGCACCTACGACCCGAACAACACGGCTGCCCCGGTCTGCTGGTCTCTGGATACTAAATCTCCGGCACCGGACGTTCCGGCGGATCAGCGTAAGGCATCGCGCTGCGCCGACTGCCCGATGAACATCAAAGGTTCTGGTCAGGGTGACAGCCGCGCCTGCCGCTTCAATCAGCGTCTGGCCATCACGCTGGAAGGTAAGCCCGACGAGGTCTACCAGCTGCAGCTGCCTGCGACCTCGATCTTCGGCGAAGCCAAGAACGGCAACATGGGGATGCAGGCTTACGCCAAGTTCCTGAATGCCCACAACACGCCCATCATCGCGGTCATCACCGAGATGCGGTTCGACGAAAACTCCGAGACGCCGAAGCTGTTCTTCAAGCCCGTGCGTCCTCTGACCGAAGACGAACTGCGTACTGCAGTCGAGATGAAGGACAGCGAGGAAGCCATCAAGGCCATCACGCTGACCGTGTCTCAGACGGATGGTGGCAAGAAGGAGAAGGGTCTCTCCGAGAAGCCCTCGGCCAAGAAGAACTTCGTGGTCGAAGATGAGGACGAAGACGAGGTCGAAGAGCCCAAGAAGGCCACCAGCAAGAAGGCCGAGGCTCCGAAGCCCGCTGCCGATCTCAGCGCACTTGTCGGTGACTGGGACGACGAGTAATCCTAGCTAGGCTTGCCGCGACGGGGTACAACAAAAACCTCGCCTCGTCGCGGCGTTCCAAACAGGTAGAATGGCGGCACCATGGACACTTTGACCTTTCTGCGGAGCGTACTCGGCACTGCAGGTAGTTATTGCACCCTTGCCCTGAAAGACGGGGCGCGTATCCAGAAGTTCTATCCGACGATTGAGGCGCTTGAGCAGGCTGCCTACAACTTCGATGCCAACGATTACGATGCGTACTTCGCTCTCGGCACGTTTCGGGACCTGTCGGTCGACAAGCCGCGTGAGGCTGATAACGTCCAGCAGATGCGGGCGTTCTTCATGGACCTCGACTGCGGGATAAACTTCAAGACGGGAAAGCCCAAGGACTTCACAGATCAAGCTGCGGCGGTTTCGGCACTGCGGGCGTTCTGCAAAACCAACCGACTGCCCAAGCCTTTCCTCATCAATTCAGGCTACGGCGTTCACGTTTACTGGCCCCTGACCGAGCCTGTCGATTACGACACATGGCTTCCCGTGGCGGAGCGTCTCAAGGCGCTGGCCGCACATCAGGACTTCAAGGCCGACCGAACCAGAACTGCCGACGCGGCCAGCGTCCTGCGGGTACCGGGGACGCATAACTACAAGGGTGAAACCCCTGCCGCTGTGAGTTTCTTTGGCATTGACCCGCCGAAACCGGTGGACTTCGAAGACTTCGCTGCCCTGCTCAAGGGCGTCTCGATGCGAGTGACCCCCTCTATCGCGCGCAAGTATGTGCCAGCCGAGACCAACAGCGCCATGATGGACGCGCTGCTCGGAAAGCGGGAGTCCTCGTTCAAGCTGATCCTGCAGAAGACCATGGCAGGCAAGGGCTGCGCTCAGCTGGCCCACGCCATACAGAACAGGACCTCGCTGGACGAGCCTATGTGGCGGGCGGCACTGTCTATCGCCAAGCACTGCACCGATGCCGACCGCGCTGCGAAAGCGGTGTCTGAGGGCCACCCGGGATACGACCCGGACGAGACCTACCTGAAGATGGAGCGCATCACGGGGCCTTACCTCTGCGGGCGCTTCGACGAGTACAATCCCGGCGTCTGCGACGGCTGCCCTAACTTCAACAAGATCAAGTCCCCCATCGTCCTCGGGATGCAGATCAAGGAAGCCGCAGAAGAAGACAACGTCGTTGAAGCCAAGGACGCCGATACCAACAGCGAAGAGGCCAAGACCTACGTCATCCCAAAGTATCCGCAGCCCTACTTCCGTGGTGCTACCGGTGGCGTGTTCATGCGCTCAGTCGATGACGAGGGCGAAGTCATTGAACGGATGATCTGGCACAATGACCTCTACGTCACCCGCCGCCTGTCTGACCCTGAGATGGGCGAGATCATCGAAATGCGGCACCATTTGCCAAGGGACGGGGTCAAGACGTTCGTTGTTCCCCTCTACGTTGTTACTTCCAAGGACGAGTACAGAAAGGTTCTGTCGGCCCAAGGGGTCATCGCGATCAACAAGGAAGTGGATGCAATCATGGCTTATACTCAACAGTCGGTGAAGGAACTGCAGATGACCACGCAGGCCGACAACGCCCACCGTCAGTTTGGCTGGCTGCCCGACTTCAAAGGCTTCGTCCTCGGGGACAAGGTTGTCTTCTCCGACCACACCGAGTTCAACGCGCCATCGTCAGGCACACGCGGGATGCTGGAGTTCTTCGAGTCCAAGGGGACGCTGGATGGCTGGAAAGACGCCATCAACTTCTACAACCGCCCGGGCTTCGAACTGCACCAGTTCATCACTTGCGCCGGTTTCGGCTCGGTGCTGATGAAGTTCATGCCCATCAACGCGGCGCTGTTGCACATCTGGTCGAAGGAGTCCGGCTTCGGGAAGACCCACGCCATGTTCGCAGCGCTGTCGTCATGGGGCGACCCCAACAAGCTGCTGCTGATCGAGCGCGACACCCATAACTCCCGGATGAACCGCGCCGACGTGATGCACAACTTGCCCGTCTGCATGGACGAGATCACCAACATCAAGCCCACCGACGCCTCCGACATGATCTACCAGATCACCGGGGGTAAGCAGAAGAACCGCATGTCGGCGAACGGAAACACCGAACGCTATCGTGGCGATCCTTGGAACCTGCTGTTCATTTCGTCGGCCAACTGCAGCCTGATCGACAAGGTGGCCATGGCCAAGGCAATGCCGAAAGCAGAGGCACAGCGGGTTCTCGAGATCGAGACGAGCAAGCTCTTCAACTTCAGGGAAGACAAGGTCCACACGGACGCGTTCAGCTTGGCGATCCAGAACAACTATGGCCACGCAGGCATCATCTTTGTTCAGTACGTCATGGCCCACATGGCTGAGACGAAACTCTTGGTCGAGACCTTGCAGCGCCAGATCGACAAGGCCGCTGGCCTTGGTCCTGAGAACCGCTTCTGGTCCGCTGCCTGCGCCGTTACATTGGCTGCCGCCGTCATCTGCAAGCACCTCGGCCTGATCGACTACGACGTGAAGGTCCTGCAGCACTACACGGTCGACCGCATCCTCGGTCAAAACAAGTTGGCCAGTGAGGACATGTCGCTTGATCCCATGGACCTTATTACCTCCTACACCTACCAGAACATCGGGCGCATTCTGCAGATCAAATCTACCATCGACCGCCGCAAGAAGGGCGACGAGACCGGCATAGACGACCTTGTTGTGCCAGATCAGCAGCCGAGAACCGCCGATATCATTGGCCGCTACGAGACAGACCTGCACGTCCTCTATCTTCTGCCTGCGCCGTTCCGCGACTGGCTGGCCGACCGTCAGGTAAACTACAACTCGGTCCTCGCCGAACTGAAATCCAAGTACCGCGCCGAGCGCCGCAAGGTGCGACTGACCAAGGGCACCAAGCTGCAGATGCCGGTCGTCGACGCAATCGAAATCCCCATCGTGCTGGAAGACAGCGATGGCAAAGAAGCTAAATGACATAGACCCTGACGGACTACGCATCGTCATTCCTTGGGAGACACTGCAGGTGGGCGACAGTTTCTTCGTCCCCTGCATCCGAAAAGACTTCTGCGAAAGGCAGGTCAACGAGATCGCCAAGAGGTTAGGTGTAACCCTAACGGCACGGCACCGGGTGGAACCCCAAGGTTTAGGTTTGCGATTCTGGAGAACCGCATGATATTGTGCGCCTGACAGATGAGCGCGCCGCCAGCTCGCCTCTGTTGTTCTCCTTACTGGCCCCGGCTTCGCGCCGGGGTCTTTTTTTAGAAGATTTGGACGCCTTGGTTGTACTGGCCAGCCAGATCGCGAAGCGCTTGCCGCACGACAGGGTTGATGTAGACCCCAGCATCCATCTCGTTTGTTGTTCGCAGGTGGCTCTTGAGAGAGCTTTTGATGAACTCGCCGTCAATCACGGCCTCGGGGAAACGAGAACCCACATCCTCGTTGAAAGAGCGGATGTCTTCCAGAGCATCCTGCATCCCTTCCACGTCTCCCACCCGCATAGCGATGTAGTAAGCACGGGACAGTTTGGCCCGCTTCTCGGCGACCGCCTTGCTGATCCGGACGTTCTGCAGGTTGAGGTCCTGCTGGAGAGACGCCTCGTTCGGCTTGAAGCCTACGACTTGCCCTGCCAGATCAAAGGCGGTCAGATCGCCCGTGATGACATCCCCGCGACGAGTGTCAATCGCCCCACCCTCTGCTGCAAACCGTCCAGCCTTGACGAAGTTACCAATGGCGACGGGGAGCATGTTCTCGATGCCACGCACCATGGCTTCAGTGTCTCCACCAGTCATCGCCGAAGCGAACTCGCTGACACCCCTACCGACTTTAGTCGCAGTCGACCACGCAGGGCCACCGAGAGTGGTGACGAGGGACTCTTCCGCAGAGGGGCTGGTATTGTAGCGATTCTCGCGGATCAGCAGGCCAGTCAGACCGATACGAGACGAGATGTCCACGCCGAGAGTGTCGGTCAGGAAACCTTTGTACAGACCTTCCCCGAGGTAGCGACGTGCAAGCATCTCGGCGCTTTCTTCATCCTCGTCGAGGAACATGTCAGCGATCATGCTGGCTGCACCGAAAAGCGGTACGCCCGACACACCGGCCAGAGCCAGCGCGGAAAGCTGGATGCCAACAAGCTGCTTGAAGGCCTGCTGCCGCATCTCCGGGGTAAACTCGGGATCAGAACTGCCGAAAACGACCTGCTTGGCCAGCTTCATCTGGAGATAGAAGATGCTCAAGCCGTAGTTCTTGAACATAAGCGCAACGCGCCCGATGCCCTGCTGAGCCCAGCGCGGTGCCGTCGCTAGGGTAGACCCACCGCTCGTCTCAGTGACCTGATAGACGGCGCTCTCAGCCGCTCTGCGCTGCATCTCCGTATCGCTAAGTCCGCGCTCTGCGCGGGTCGGGCGACGACGCATCCGATCCAGTTCGAGTTTGTACGCAGCAACAAGGGCGACCTGCCGGTTGGCACGTTCGACGTTGTGGAACAAGAAGCCGCTGTAGGCTGCGAACTTATCAGCCAGACCGCGAGAGCGACCGACCTCTTCCGCACCGATGCTGTCGTAGAACATGGAACGGTTCAGTTGACCGTTCTTGGCTGCAACGTCGACCAGAATGCCGAGATCAGCCAGTTCAGCACGAAGAGCCTCGGGGGTGCCGTCGCGCAGGACGTACTCGTTCTTTTCGTTCAGTACGAAGTAGTTGTCGATGGACGGAGTGGCCCGCACTTCCGTCGTCTTCTTGCCCATGTAGGACGTGGGCAGTTCCACTTCACGAGACAGACCGCTGTTCAGGAACAGCTTGTAAGCGTTGCTAAGCTGGCGTGTCGTACCGCCGATTCCATAGCGACCGGACAGGTAGGGAGCCACAAGGACGGGGATGGATGCGAGGTTCACAAGCGCCGACGACACGTTGAAGCCGATGGTGAAAGTGAAAGCCGTGCGGTTAACAGCCTGCACCGCCTGCTCAACAAGACCTGTCGGCGGGTTGGTGGCGAAATCGGCGCGGGCGGCGAGTTCTTGGATCACAGCCACTTTGTTGGCGTCGTCGGAGCCCTGTGCCTGTTCAGTGATATCGTCGCGGATGGCACGGATTTTGTTCGAGTATGCGTACCGAACACCCTGACGACCGAGGCTGTAGGCTTTAAGCCGGAAGGCTTCGAAGGGGTCGGTGATAAAGCCAGCCGTGCCTTTACGACGCTGCAGGGAGCGGGCAAACGAGGTCTCGGGCAGAGCCTCGACGAACATCCGAGTGATCTCTTGCTGGATGTTGTTCGAAATGTCGCTGGAGACACCCTGCTGTGCAAGGTTCGCACGGATGATGTTCAGTGTGTCTTTGACAAACAGAGAGTCCGGGGTGCGACCGCGCGTAACCACGTCGAGAGACGTGTAGGTGTTGAAGATGGGCTTTCCGGTTTTGTCCTTTGCGATACCCGGAAGGGTTTCGAGTTCCTTCATCGCACGATCTCTGGCACGGGGGCTTTCGAACGCTTCCTTGACCGGCTCCGTCGTATTGGTGCGAGGGTCGAAAGCGCTGTACTCCAGCCAGAAATCGCCAGTACGAGCCAGCGGGAAGTACGGCTCGATTTTGTTCAGGTCGAAGAACTTCTCGTAGATGCTCTTCTTCACTTCGGCAGCCAGCGTCGGGTTCGACGAAAGAGCGAAATCGACCTTTCCAGCAAGCGCCTCACGAAGCCGTTCATACTGCTTGCGGTACAGCTGACGCATCAGGTTGTAGAGTTGCTGGCCCTCAGGACCGATAGCAGCCCAGTCCTTCTGCATGGCGTCGTAGGCCTGCATCTTGCGAGGATCGTTGCCGTACTTCTTTTGCGCCGCCTCTCGCGTCTGACCCGGGAAAACTTGTTCAAGGGTCGAGGTGTTGACCACCTTGTCGAAGGAAGCCTTCTTTGCCCCGTGCGTGTTCAGCCAGTCGGTCATGACTTTGAGAACACCGTCGACCTCCTCGTCCGACTTGATAGAAGCGGAGTCCATCTGACGCACGGCGTCTTGGAGGTCTAGGGCACCCTTAACGCCAACAGCCCCGGCGATGTCCGAGAGCGGCTGCATACCCATAAAGCCCAGCAGGGAGCGCTTCGCGAATCCGCCAAGAGTGGTGAGAGTCGCCGACGCCTGATCGCCGAATTCCTGACGGAACTCTTTTGTAGCTTCCGGGAACGACCCTGAGAGTTTGGCCAGAGCGTTCATCGTGGCCTTGGCACCCTCGGGTGTGTTCAGCTGATACAGAGCGCCGGGGGTCGGATTATCACGGTCGGCCACAATGATCTGGTTGATGATCTGGTCGGCCACGTCGAGTGCTGACTCAATCGACTTGATCGGGAAGCCCATGCGCTGCCGGAGGAAGCTGCGAACAGCCTCCATGAAACGTTCAAGCGCAGAGAAGCGCTTCCCATCCGGGTGAATGGACGCAAGCTTTTGCTGGAACAGCGGATTGCTCAGCGCCTCAGCAACGAACTCGTCGAGAGAGGTGGCACCGTTGGTGCCGTCCAGAAGGGGGCGAGTGGCGACATAAAGTTTGCCGATTTTTGCGGCCAGCTGGCTACCCGGGCGGCGCAGTTCATTCGCCGTAGCCGCGTGCACAAGTTCGTGCAGCAGCGTGTCCACCGTCATGCCGTTGCTGTTGTCGAGATAGAGCGTCCGCGTCGGAGGATCGTAGAGACCCAACGCACTACGACCGTAGGCGTCTTCGAGGTTCTCCTGCACCGACAGGTTAAGTCTTGCCCCGTAGGCTTCGAGAGCCACTGCCAGCTTCTGGATACGAGCGTTGGGTGCTGTCTGACGCAGAAGACGCAGAGCCGACGGGAGATCGTTGGCGCGCAGCGCACGCACCACTCCGGGATGAAGCGGGAGATTGACGTCGGAGACGTCGGTGAGCCGCGCAAGCGGTCCGTTCCGCAGACCAAAGATGTGTTCGACAAGGAAGTCGACTTGATCGTCTGAGGTCAGTTTACGCGACGGTACGGCGCGGCGCGTGATGCTACGCGTGCCAGCAGCAAGGTCGTTAAGAGCGTCCAGACCAGAACCGGCGGCTTCTGCTAGTTTACGGTTCGCTGCACGGTCGAGAGCTTTCTGCTCTGCGGCGGCGCGAAGTTCGGCTTCAAACGCAACGCGCTCCTCAGCCGTAGCGGCACGGCGACCGATGGCGGTAGAGGCGGACAAGGCCGACTCAGCACGAACCGGGATGACAGCTTCCGCCGACCGACGGTACTTTCGGCTAAGATTACGGGCAGCCAGCTGCGCCTGCGGAGACAGGTTGTTGTAGACCCACTCCAGCGCAGAACGGGCACGCCGACGGCTGGTCCCAGCAAAGAGTTCACGCTCGGCGGCGGAGATGTTCTCGTCACCGGCAAACTTAATTTCAGCGTCGATGCCCTCTTCGGTATCAAACTGCATGTTCGGGAGACGGGCGTCAGCCACGATCCACTCGATTGCGTCGATGGGGCGCTTGAACTTGGAGAAGTAGTTGCGGGCATTGCCAGCACCCGACTGGCCAGCCTTTCCCGTCTTGACCGCGCCACGCTTGAACAGCGCAAGAATCTTGCGTTTGTCCTCGGCAGTGGTCGGGTCTTCCGCAACAACACGGTCAGGGGTTGCCACGTCCTCGACCATAGCGGCCAGTTCGGGCTTGTCCTTGAAGCGCTCGTTCCACGCGGCGTCCAGTTCTGACTGCGCCGCTACGTTATCTGCCTGCGCGCGGAAGCGCTGCATTTCGGCAAGGGCGCGTTCTGCGTCACGCACTTGGATTTCTGTTGGCGCACCCGTAAAGCGCATGGGTCCGGTCGAAACCGCCGGTGCGGGGGACACAACTTGGGCTGGCGGAATAGCTGGAGGGATGAGTTGTCCAGCTGCGCCTACGGTTCGACCCACACCGATTGCGTTAGCAATCATGTCCAAAGTCGGACTGCGCGGCATGGAGGCGCGAAGAGCTTCACCTTCGCGCTCAGCCAATGCGATGTTCTTTACGGAACGGATTTTGCGTCGTGCATCTTGGCGGGCACTATATTCACGCAGTAGTTTGCTCCGCGCCGCAGCATTATCGCCAGTTGGCGTTGGCGAAGGTTCGTCCACCAGCAGCTGATCTGGGAACGCAATGGCCTCTTCGGGGGTAATCGACTGCCTACGCCCACTGACAAGATCGTCAAACAGTTTCGGCGCGTCTATCAGTGCAGTGGGCTGCAGTCCTTCTGCTGTAGGAGTACCCACAGCGCCAGACATATCTCCTCCCAGTCCTCCCGCTTTAGGTGCTTCAGGCTTTCCGGCGGGCTGAATGTCGCCAGCGGGCTGTCCGCCGTCTCCCACGCGTTGTTCACCACTGACAGGGCCAACTCCCATTGCTCCTGACTGAGCTTCTTCAATCTGCGGGACATTAGCCGCCTCCTTCTTCTTCGCGCGAGGCTTCTTACTCGCAGAAAGAGTTTCGGTGACAACCGGAACAGCTGCAACAGGGGGAGCAGCTTCGACAGCTGCCTTCACTTCAGCGGGTGCGGTGTCCACCATTTCTGCTGGAGGCGGCGTCACATTCTTGGAGACATCGGTTTCGGCGACAGACGTGGTCGATTCCGGCACGACTTCGGCTGCCTTGACCACGGCAGGCTTAGCTTCGGGAAGTTTTACCGTCGGCGGGTTGACTTCTTCTGCCTTCGGTGTCGGGGCAGCGGGCGCTTGGATGGCCGAAATCTTGAACGGCAGCGTCAGTTTGCGATCTTTTCCGACGCTGTACTTTGAAACAGCGCCGATATTTTCCAGCTTTTTCATCACGCCCTGCGCCGCAGGGTAGGACAGACCCAGTGCGTCTTGAAGGATTTGCACCGTGGCCTTGCCGGAATCTTCGATAGCCTTTACCGCCGAAAGCAGCTGCGGATCACTGCCGATAGAACGAGCGGTGGCGTCGGCTTCGGGTGAAAGAGGCGGTACGTTTGCGGTTGGCGCACCACTAACCGCACCTTGCGGAGCGGGAGTAACCACGGTGCCCGGTGCCCGTGCAGCAGAAATCGGCTCAAGAGTTCCGGGAGCAGGCAGGGCTCCAGCGATTTGCACCGGCGGTGCCAACAATCCAGCAACAGCAGGGGCTTCTTCTGGGGGAACAGCGGCAGGAGCGGGCTCCCTAACGGACGGGCCAGCGATACCACCGACACCACCGGCAGCCACGCCGAGAACGCCGCCAGCCACACCAGCCTCAATGTATTCCTTGATAGCGTCGGGGCTATCGACCGGAAGACCAGCTTGGAAGCGCTCAAGAACCTGCTGGCCAACTTCGTTAAGGCCTTCGGTGGTACCGCCAACAGCTGCACCGGAACCGATACGAGTGAAGAGGGTGGCCCCCGGACGCAGGAATACACCGGCACCCGCAAGAGCATTGGTCACAGCGGTAAGGCTGGCCTGTCCAACGGTAGCACCGAGTGCGTCGGTGAGATCGACAGCTTCTTTGCGGCCAGCGGCGACTTCTTCTTCCTGACGCTGAACGTTCGCGCCGAACAGCATGGGGGCTTCGATCAGACCGGAGCCAACACCGAAGCCTGCAAGAGCCCCGCCGGGACCAGCAGCAATACCACCTGCGACGGCACCAGCCGCACCGCCAGCAAGCCCAGCGCCAAGCTGCGGAGCCTGTTCACCGGCGATCTCGCCGAGATAGGTGAGTGCGGAGCCGAGTCCGGTAATATCGGCAGCACGAGTGGGGGCGGGTTGCTCCAGTTGAAGTTCAAAGAGCCGCTGTGCCGCAGCCTCTTCCATACCCCTGCCGTATTCGGCGATGCTGGGAAGCCCGAACTGTTGGCCAGCAGTTTCGATGGTCGTACCGAGGGTGGACTTCAGCTGCGGAATACCGCGAGCGATACCGCGACCGAGAGCCGTGCCGTCCTCAGGGGCGGCAAGAGGCTTCCCAAGTTCGGCTTCATAGCGTTGAGCAAAGCGCGCTTCGCGTTCTTGAACGCCAGCTACAATGCGCGCCCGTTCGGCTTCCGTCGGAGTGTCTCCGGCGATATCGACGGTATATGTGCGCCCGCTAAGCCGCCCCGGAACTTGGATTTTGCCCATATCGCACCCCTAGTTTGCGCGGAGTATACGGGAAGCCTGCCCTTCAGACTAGAGACAGCGTCACTCGACGGCGCTGAATGAGGTATCCTCATCCTGAATGGTCATGCCGTCCTCATACAGCAGAGAATATCGCTTAGCGACAAGGGCGTCCCTCTCAAGAGCGAGATTTTTACGATCCATCTCTTCTTTCGGTGTCATTGTCGCCATCGGAGGATTGGCCAGAATGGTATCAATCCGCTCGATGTCGTCGTTGATGGCGGAAAGATAGTCTTTGAGCCTGAGCCCGCCGATACCGCCGCTAGCCGCACCGCGCGCCGCTTTGGCCGCTGCCGCTGCTCGAGCAGCACGAGATTGCTCGATTGCTCCGAGAAGATCGAGGCGGTCTTTGTCGTACTGATCCCGCGCAGTGCGGGCCGCTTCGACACCTTTGACCCCCGCCTCGCCGAGAGCGCCAAGCAGCGTCGGCTGCGTAGAAGCCATAAGGTTAAGACCGACTTGAGCCAGAGCCAGCCACTTATCTTGCTGTGCGGCTTTCTCGCGACGGTTAAGCATATTCATGAGCTCTTGCTCATAAGACGACATTCCGCCTGCGCCACCACCGCCACCACCGCCGCCAGCGGGAGGTTGCGTGGTAGTCTTAGTAGCAGCTTCGCGAGCGGCTCTATCTGCGACCACCTCTTCAACCGTAGGAACGGCGGCTGCACCCTGCTGATCTCGGTCCGCACGCCCCGGCACAGGGGCTTTTGCTGCCGCCACCTTGGCATTGATATCGGCAACCTGACGTTTGGCCTCATCGCTAAGAATAAGGTCTTGAATCAGGCTGCCGGTGGTAACGCCGGGAACTTCGCCTTGCACTCCGCCGCCAGAAATGGGAACGCCGCTCATTTGGTCGAAGACTGTGTCTTCGGTATATTGGGGCGCAACAACACCAGACCTACCGCCAGTCGCGGGACCAGCCCGCATTTCACGAGCGGCTTCGCCTGCAGCGATCCGTGCGGCGAGATCGTCCATTGGTACAAAACCCGCTGGAGCGGTAACGCCGCGAGACCTTCCGGTTTCGATTCCAGAGCGACCTGCACCGGGCTCCATCATGGCCTGTTGGTCAAACCGAGAGACGAGACCGCCAAGCAGTTCATTGCGGGCGGCGATAGCTTCTTCCTCTCTCGTCGGCATCCCTGTCGGGAAACCCGAGCGACCCTCAAGAGCCATGCCGACCCGATCCATCGCAGACACGTCAACCGCTGGGACTTCTGGGTAGCGATATGACGTGTCGGGACCGGCACGCATACCAAACGCTTGTTCGCCTTGCAGGGCGCGACTCTGTTCAATAAGACGAGCGTTCGCCTCGTTGGCCATACTTGCGCTGATATCGCTGAGAGCCTCTCCGGCGCGAGATGGGATGGCACGGAAAGACGCGATCCCGGCCAGCAGGTCCTCTTCGGCGCTACGCACGGTGCGACCGCGCTCGTCCTTGTACGAGCCGTCTTCCTGCTCGGTCAGAATCTTCCCGCCGCGAACGATCTTATCGCCTTTGGCCATCTTCTTAACCGGACCGCCGGTGGCCATAGCGACCACGCCCGTGTTCTGGGCCATATCGGTCTGCGGAGCCATGTTGCGGGCCATGCCCGCGAGGCCATCCTGCGGTACGCCAGCGGCAGCTACAGCGTCTTCGGCCACGGTGCTCTGCGGAGCGCCGCCTTGTTGGGCCGCGAAGTCCTCCTGCATTTTCTTGCGCCGCATGATTTCCCCAAGAACGAGGAACTGAGGCGTGTTGCCCGAAGGCATCTGCATCTCCCGCACGAGTTGCTCTTGCGAGAAGTTTTTCAGCTGTTCTTGGAGTTGGACGATGTTCATTAGCCGTACGCCTTGTAGAGAGACAGCGCTGAGATGCCTGCACCTAGACCTTGGGCAGCCGGGTTAGTGTAACCGTAGTTGGTCTCCGTGGTGCTACCCGTATTTCCGATGGGAAGACCTTGGAGAATGTTCGTAAGTTGCCCGATTTTCTCCATCGGGGCTTCACCCTGACGCAGGAAATCTTCATAGGCCGTATCGTAACCACGCTGGATTTCACCCAGCTGGTCTTTGCCGATACCTTCGAGCAGTTGTGCGTTCCGGATTTCTGAGGCTCTTTCCGCTTCCCCGAGAGCCGCCAATCGACCCGCCTCTGCACCGGCTGCGCCAAGAGCCGCGATACCTTGACCTGCGCCAAACTGACGAGATGCTTCAGTCGCGGTTTCCACCCGACCACGTTCACCAGCCTGTGCCTGCCCGTAGTCAAGTTGCGCGGCGCGGTCTTCCCCAAACAACCTGCTGGCCTGCTCAAACGCCGCCTGACGGCCCGTCGCTTCGATTTCGCCAAGCTGACGACCCAGAGCTTCCTCGGCCATGCCTTCCTGCACGGCTTGGCGGCTGCCGCCGAACGCCCCTGCCTGAACAGCGCGAGTGTTGCGTGCGCCACGAAGTCGGTCGAAATCCTCAACAGCGCGGGACTTCTGCACATCCAGAACATTCTGGATGTACGGAGACATGTACTTATTAACCTCTTCGTTGGTGAACTGCCGTGCCGGTCCAAACTGAAACTCGCTGAATGAGCCGGGGGCGTAGCTTCCAAGACCACGAGCAATCCCGATGTTTTCTTCAGCTGCACGTCTGGCTGTATCTAGGCCCGGGATACCCGAACTTGCGATATCCCTAACAGCGCTTCTGGACGCGGCGATATCGGCAACGTTTCCGGACTCCGCGATGCGAGGTCCACCGTAAGGCTGGTAGGGCTGCAGAGACAGCTCTTCGGCACGGGATATTGCCCGACCAAAGTACGGCATGAACTCTTCTGGGATGTTGGTGTTAGTCACCGTCGTGCTAGTCGGTGTTGCGCTGCTACCGCCACCAAAGTAAGCGATCTTACCCGAAAGATTCGGATGTACGTGCCGCAAGACACTGAATGGATTGGCGATGATGTTAAATGACATCTGCGGTCTCCTTGCAGTAATCCGCGAACGACTGGTGGGTCATTAGCACTCTACGGATATCAGCGCTGACTTCTCTCAGGTATTCTACACCACGAGTGATGCTTACGCACGCCAACAAAACGTCCACCCCGAGCCCCTTTAGCGTGTAAGCCAAGGCCTTCTCGCTGTCACTACCCTTGGCTAGTTCGTCGGAGTCCAACCATGCATTCGTACAGTTGAACATGATAGGGAGCAGCACAGAGCGGTTAGCGTTGAAGAACGGGTTTGCTGGGATGTAGTAGAGGGCCGAAAATATGGCGTGCGCGAGATCGGGCTTTGATACCGAAACATCGCGGTCCACAAGATCGTCGAAAATTTCGACAAAGTGCGACAGGTCCAGAACGAACTTAACGGCGTTTGGGTCCTGCAGCCATTCTTTCAGCTTTGCGTCACGCAGTTTGCGCCAGCCATCGCTGTCCCACTGCCCCTCTAGCATTTTTTCTACGCCGAGGTCTTTCATGCCGAAACTCTCTTTTTGAGGGCTTCCGGTGCACGGCTACCCGCATCATTGACTGCCGACAAGAACCCTCCGCCGAACTTCTTTTCGAGCGCGTCGGTCGCGTCCTTCCGAATAACGAACTCACCTTCGGTGAGGAGCACGTCCTGTTCTCCGTCAATGGTGGCAGGCACCTTGTCGTCCTTGCCGGAACCATCGCCGGGGCCACGGACAACGCCCTTCTCGCCGCGAGAGAAGCGGCTCAGCGTCTCGTCAAATTCGCCAGACTGCACAGAATCCACAAGATCACGAAGAGCGTCTTCTCCGTATTTTGCGAGAAACTTTCCAAGGGCGATCTCGGGTTGCGGGTGCATTCCTTTAACTGCCTTGATAGCGTCGACAATCTCGGTCTTTTCGTTGCCAGCCACAGGGCGCTTGGTCTCGGTCTCCATGTCTCCCGTTTCATCGTCGACCTCGATTTCAGTTTCGCCTCCTTCGGAGTAAGGCAGCACACCACGGTCACGGTAGTTTATGATGTTAGTGTACGAGAATGGCGTTGAAACGCCATAGTCAAACTCCGGGGAGACCCCGGGCATGTACTCTTCTCCGGGGAAGCGCGCTTGGCGCGGGATGGGTTTCATTTCCTTGTCGGCGGAGCCGTCGTAGCCATCTTCCGGCAGGTCCACGGTCGGCGCTGGCGTGGCCAGCTGGCCACCGAGAAGCGCGCCGATTCCAACGGGAGACTGGGCAAACTCCATACCGCGACCCACAGCACCTTTGAGTCCGTCGAAGCTGAACGGAGAAGCGGCTGCCGGGGTGGGCGGCATGATTGCCGAAGTGAGCGGAGTCCCCGTAGTCATGGCATTAGCGCCAGCGCCCATCACGCCCTGCCCGGCCAAGGGTTGAGCGAGCGCGCCACCTGCAGTGCTTCCCATCAGGCTGCCGACAAGCTTACCTCCGACGAAAGAGCCGAGCCCTGCACGCAGCCCAGCGCCGAGGTCTTTACGTTCAATGGCCGTGCCGAGTCCGGTGCCAACAGCGCTGGCGAGTAGCGAGCCAACGCCGAGCGCCGGGGCAAACGCGGAGCCAAGAAAGCCCAAGATCATCGGAAGCATGTTTAGCCCCTATCGAGTTTCGGGCAGCATACCAAATGCCACCAAGTTTGACTATACCGCGAACTCATAGCTGCATCTGCGTTACGGTTACGGTGATGGCAGGTCCTGAGGGGGCGAAGCCGCTGGCCACGAATGCGTCGAGAGCGACGTTGGTGTCGCTGGCTGCCCACATGACCCGGATGTAGTCGTTGGCCTGAAGGGAGATATCATAAACCGCCGAGAATGGCAGGTAGGTGCCGTTTCCACTGAGAGTGATGGCACGAGTTGTGTCGGTTACGTTCGCGCCATTCTTGTCTAGCCAAATGAAGATGTTCTTCGAACTAGCGTTGGCCGATGACACCTGAGCGGATATTGCGACGTGGTAGTAGCCAGCTTGGCTCACAACGATCCGAGAAACAGGAGTGCCAAGAGTTACGCCGTTCGAAATCTCGGTGGACGTGTAAGTCACCGGCGTGGCGGTGTTGATGGTGGCGACGGTCTGGTCAGTGTTAGAGACAAAGGTGCCGTAATCCAGCCCCATCGGAATAAGAGGGCGGATCATTATCGAGCCAGTGGTGGCACCTACCGTAAGCACCGCTGCCACCGAAATCACCGTATTGGGTGCAGTGGGGCGCACCTTGGTGAACCGCCCCGCCGTTGTGGCAGAGGCGTACAAAATATCGCCTACGGCCCAAGCCTCCCCAACCGGGGTACCGGTCGTGTCGATGCCATCTAGCTTGCCGTAAACGTAGACCCCTCCGACGGCTTGATCGGCCATATCAAAAGCGGTCACGCCGACAAAGTACAACTCCGGGATCGTCCCGTCGGCGAGGTACTGGGAGACAAGGATGTCTCCGCTCACACCAGAAAACCCAACGACTCTCCCCTTCGGGATCGTGGACCCAGTGTTGTTCCTGCAGCGCATGAAGGTGTCAAACCCGATGTGCTGAATAACACCGTTAAGATGTGTCAGGGCAAACGTGTCTTCTTCGGTACTGTAAGACAACTCGCCCGAATCAATCTTCTCTCCAGACGGGTTAAGCGTCAGGGTCGTGGCACGGATCGGGCCGGGATTGTTGACCTGCTGAGCGAACACCGCGAAGGCACGAACCAGCTGGTCCATATAGTTGCGGTTGTAGTCGTTCGGCGGAGTTGGAAAATATGGAACCGGAACGTTAGAGGCCATTACTTCCTCCCGTCAGTTCGCAGGTCCAATCTCGGATCGCCAAGACGCCAAGCCGTGCCGGTAAGGTTGGATTCCACGCGAAGCGACATTGAGCGCCCGCGCAGACGAACAAACAGCTGGCTAGTGAACTGCTCCACAGGCAGAGTTGCAGTCTTAGTCACCGGATCGGAGTCGGTTCCGAAATAGGCACCGCCCGGGAAGTTTCGTGCCTTCATGGTGAAAGTCACGCTCGGTGCCGGGGCAGTAGAGTTGCGGAACGTAATGTCAGGGATGACCCGGGTGGCAAACATGAACTGATCGCCGTCCCCTATATCCACCACGCTAGACTCGATGTAGCTGTTCAGAGCAACCGGAGGGTTCTGGCTGCCGTCGTCCAAGCCGTTCTCATGGTAGTAGAGATAGCCGTCCGGAGAACTTGCAATCGGGTAACTCAGAGCGCCACGATCAATCCACGCCGTTCTCGGCAGGGTGCCGTAGTACCAGATTTTGTCCACGTAGTTGTAGACGACGTAGCTGTCGTTCTCGTTGGAGTTAGTCGACGGGTAGAACCACCAGATTTCCGAGAATGACGCACTGTGCCCCGCGTAGACCTTAAGCTGCTGAGCGGTGTTTAGGCGGTCGAATATATACTCTTTGACGTCGCACGGGATTTGAGTGACCGCACCGTCGTAGACATAGAACTCGTTCTTGCCCATCCAGAAAACGGCGTCACCGACGGCGACCATCGAGTTCGGCCCGATGATGGAGATAGAGGACGACACTTCCTGAATACCGAAGGTAAAGGGGTCGCCGATATACTGCATCGCGTGAATAGAGACGTCGGTCCAAACGACGATCTGCTGCTTGGTCTGAATAGCCCCGATGATCTGAGAGCCAGAACCAAGACGAAGTTCGCCCGCCGTTGTTGTCGGAAGAGCCCGCCACTCAGCAGCGTTTTCCTGATCGGAGAACCGGATGGTCAGAGGGTCTTGTACGCCGGGGGTTCCTTCTGGGTCGCAGCCGAAGGCAATGACGTGCCGGTCTCGTTCAGAGACGATAATCAACTTGGCGATGGTTGGTGTCGCAGCGGCACCTGCCAGAGACGAGAGCGGAACGGCGCGGGCCGAGAAGCCAAGGCTCCGGTCCCAATAGTAGATGCCGCCATCCTGAACGCAGATGATCAGGTCTTCACCGAAGTTATCGTGGTTCCAGATACGCAGCTGTGCGCCCGGGATGGTCGTTGTCGTGCCAGAACCCCAAGTCCCGCGAGACCAAGTGCCTGTACCCCAGCCGGTGCCGAAAACCGAAGTGTCCAGACCGACGTTGATCTGATACCGACCGATTACGCTGGCACCGCCGTTTCCGACATCCGATGCGTTGGCATTTACCCCGAGGGTGATCCGGTACGTGTTGCCATCCACTACCTGTGTGATCTGGTGCTCGGCGTTCAGCAGGGTGGCGGTGATGTTTCCACCAAGGCTGACGGCACCCGAGAATGTGACGAAGTCCCCAGCCAGAGCGCCATGTGCAGTGTCGCTAACCGTAATGACGGGGGAACCGTTTGTCGCGGCGAATGTCACAGCACCGGCAGGTGTCGTATCGCGAAGCGGGGTGATGTCATTCAGAGCGGAACCACGAACAATGTAGTACTTCAGGTTGGTCCCAAGGCCGACCAAGTTCGTACCGTCAAGAACGGTCCAAGAAATGAGAGCTCGCGTCGTGCCAAGAGTGGGGGTTGTAGTAAAACGAGTCCATCCCCCAACGCTTTCCGGTTTCCCGGCGGAGAACCGCACGAGGTTTCCATCCCACCACCCACCCTCGTTGGCGTAGGCCGTAGTCTCTCGGTTGATGCCGGGACGGAAAACGAGCTTTGTCAGAGGCATTTTTCGGTCATCTCGTTATGGCTAACGACGGAGCGCAGGAGCACCTCGTCGTTCTCTGACAGCCAATCTACCACATGATCGCCGCCGATGTATATCGGACGGGCGATGTCGCAGAAATCACCGCTTGGGGCCACGCACCCACTTACGAGCACGAGACTTGAGAGACTCACGATCCAGAGCTTCGACTTCATTCTCGACCTCCTTTGCGTCCCGCAGCGTCTTCAATCTAACGACGTTGGCGTCAGCCTGCGCCGACTTCCTGCCACCAAACCAGCTTGCGGCCAGCGAGAAGACATGAAGGATCGGGCGCAGGAGAGCCGAGAAGAACGCCTGCCAGATCATTCTTTGGCGCGCTTGGAGTAGATCGACCACAGCGCGGCACCCAGAGTAGCTGCAGCGCCACCAACGGTCGCAACGGTCTCAGCGTCAGTTACGCCCTGACCAACAAAGTACCCGCCGAGGGCGGCAACAACGGCGCGAATGACGCCTGCGATCTGATCACCAGTCATGGTAGTCTCCTATTTTGCCGGATAGACCCGGCGGTCCAGTTCCCAGTGAGGTCCATCACGGAACTTCACCCAGTCGCCGCCCCATACGATGGCGACGTCTTCCTTGTCTGCGGCAGCCTTAATCACGAGAGCCAGCTTGTGATACAGCGGCCACGCATACATCTCTTCCGACTCGACCTTGCCGTCCTTGTCGATGTCCACATAAGGCACGAGGTCCACGGCGTGGCCCGTCAGATGGCGGCTATTCAGGGTCTTTGACGCGCCGATTCGGACAAGTCCCCGCTGCCGCTCGATGGTGCGTAGACCCTCGGTGACAATGAACGGAAACGCGGAATCCTGCAGCGCGCGGTCCATGACGCGACGGAGTTCGGGGTGGATACCTTGCAGGTTCTTCAAACTACGCTGGTCCCACTGCCGCATGTCAGCCCCCAGTTGTCTTGATGATGTAGGTCATGCCTGCGCCGACTACGAGCCAGAAGCCCTTGTCGATCATGTGGTAGACGACACCGCGCTTGGTGGAGGTCTTCTCGACTTCGGACAGACGCTCGTCGATTTCGGCCTGAGCCTCGTCGTACCGGTCCATGCGCTTGAATAGTGTCACCATGCGCTCCTCGATCCGTGCCATGGCCGTCACGACCTTGGTAAGCTCGTCTATCTTGTCCCCGAGCTTATCGAGGTGCTTTTCCATTCGGTCGAAGCGGGCGTCGTCGGCCATAGTTATCTCCAAGCTGCAATGGCTAGGTCAATGCTCGTGGTGAGTCCACCAGACGCGGTGTATGTGGTCGGCCCGCGAAAGGTTGGAAGTTGATACCAAGAGAAGTGTGAAGTGGCCGATTCATAAGCAGCCGTGGTTAGAACAGGGGATGGCCCGACGCTTGCCGTCACAGACATCGTCGTAAACCCGCCGGTGCCCGCTCCGAGTAGAATGGTGTTCGTGGAAGTCAGGGCGGTTATGTCCACCGACGTGGCAGCGCCCGTTATAGCGGTTCCGGTTAGATACGGAGTTGTGCTCGAATATCCGCGAACCTCGTAGACGTCCAAAGCTGAACGGCCAGAGCCGCCAGAGCCGGAGATAGTCTGAGACCCAGATAGCGTTGTCTCGCGATACCAAACCGAAGCTGACCGACCACCCTGCACCCCCGTCTGGGCAGCAAGCGTCATTGCCAATCCTCCGACAGTAACGCCGGAAGCTTCTGGAGAGCCTGCGGGTTCACAGCAGACCACGACTATCTTCGTGCCCGCCGTAAGCGTCTGTGCCCCAGCAGGGAATCCGTCCGCGCTGTTGAAGTTTCGGCCAATGTAACTGACCGTTGGGGCGGAGCGGATAAATGTGGCTGGAACGGGCATAAGCATTATTGCATCGCCACCACGTTACCGACCACGCCGTTGGAGGTCTTGGTCATTACCATCTGGAACCGGTGCCCGACCGTAGTGGTGAAGGGGTCTCCAACCACGCGGCTAAATCCTGATGTGCTTATCGCGCCAGCACCGGCGGCATTGGTGATCTCAACGATGAGCGTGTAAACGCCCGCCGCAGAGGGCGCAGCTATGGTAAACGCGCCGCCGTTGCTGATGGACTTGATGTTGCCGCCACTCGGGGTGGGTGTGTAGGTGCCGGTCGTGAATGTGCCGTCTGCGTCAGCCGTGGCCGTGTAGCCTGCCGTGGTGTTGGTATCGACACTGGCCGACACCCTACCGTTGATCTGCGTCTGAATCGCAGAGGTAACGCCGGACAGGTAGTCCAGTTCAGTGGAAGTGGCAGTTGCCACAACGACTTTACCCGAAGCGTCCGAAGCCAAGGCCCGGGACGCGGTGAGGTTGGCCGAAGTGATACTTGTGGCCCCGCCAGTGATGGTCGCTTGCGCGCCAAGGTTGGTTCGAGCGGTCGCTGCGTCAGAGGCACCCGTGCCGCCGTCGGCAACTGCAAGATCGGTAATCCCCGTAATGCTTCCGCCCGTGATCGAGACGGATGCGGCGCTCTGAGTAGAGATGGTTCCGAGACCAAGGTTGGTCCGTGCGGTCGGAGCGTCAGAAGCCCCGGTTCCGCCATCAGCAATAGCGATGTCCGTGATGCCGGTAATCGTCCCGCCGGTGATCCTCACGCTGTTCATGGCGAGGTGGTCGGTGAGATTGACGACACCCGCAGACGCACCGCCACCGTTCGAATAGATGATGGCAGAGTCCAAGTTCGCGATAGTGACGTTCGTACCGGAACCTTGGGTGAAGATCACCGACTGGCCGGAGAGGTTGTAGACGTAGTAAATCTTCTGGGCGTCGTTCGGCGCGATGGTGATCGTGTGCGTCCCGCTCGGCGTACCACCAAGAATCAGCGCCTTGTACTGTCCGTTGGACAGCGTACCGTCGGTTGTCGTGAGGGTGGAGCTTGTGCCCGTCAGGGTCAGCGTAACCGAGCCGTTGATGGCACGGTCGATGATGTTCATGTTGGTGTTGACGATGGCACCCCAGACCGCGTTCTGCTCACCGTCCGCTGGAAGTTCAATTCCAAGGTTCGCGCTGTAACTACTAGGCATAGTGCATCCTCATGTTTGCGGCATTATACCGCCTTTGGCCTGATCGCGCTAGGGTGATGGTGGAAGCGGCGCGTATGGCGTCCTTACACATTGTTGCCGCGCCCGATCTCGCACCATTGAGAAAGAACGCCATCGTATTGCAGCATTAGGCGATCCCCAACGCCGTCCAGTGTAAAGTCCACAGAGCCATTGAGGCGGATCGTGTTCGCCCCCGATGCCGAGTGCTTTACGACGACATCACGTGCGTTTGCCGTGGTGTTCAGCGTGATGATTTGCCCGTCCACGCCGCCGTTAATGGTAAGCAGGTCGTCCGTCGCCGCGCCGCCTTCCGTATCCAGACGAGCCACTGAAACATGCGGGCCGTTCAGTGTGATCGCGTCGGTGGCGATTGTATAACTGTAACGCAAAGGGAACGACAGCAGGCTTGCGCGGTTGGTCGAGACGCCGGAACCGTCCGAAATAAGCCCACTCGTCGTGCTGGTGACGGTCGTTGGGTTCACGTATCTGTCAAGATTTACGGTGTTGCGCGCCGCGCCTGAGTTGAACTCAGCAAACGGACGAACCAATCCGCTGTCGTTTTCAACGGTGGAGATATGCACGACGTTATCTGTGTCCCCAGATCGGCACCGCACGGCGCTCTTGCCCGCCGCCAAGTTGTGGACTGCAATGTTCCGACCAGCGCACCCTACGCTGTTAAGATTGAAATCGACCGCGCTAAGACCCGCATTGTTCATGTCGATCACCAGATCGCTGAACAGGTTCCCCTTTGCGCTGCCGAAGGCAATTCCTACATCACAGTTGAAGACATGGACGCCGGAAACACGATTGCGATAATGTGTTCCGCTTACGTCGTAATTCCCCATAGCAATGCCGATGCTCGCCCCGGTGGCCCTGCCGCCTTCAATGAAGCCTTCTTGACAGCCGTTCTTGAGTTGCAGGCCATAGCATGGCGAACCAGTCTTGCCGACGTTCAGGGTTTGGCAATTCCGGAGGCCAGAGCGGAAGAGGTCGGCCAAAAGGATGCCGTTGTTTGCGGTGTTGAGGCCGTCGGTGACACAATCCTCGACAACGTTGTTCACGTAGGAAAGAGATGCCGGAGATGTGTATCCGATGATCGCGGTGTTCTTGTAGTTCGTCACGCGGCAACGGCGCACAAGGACGTTTGAGCAGTTATACCACACGACCCCGTGGTTCGCGTTGGTTGCAAACGACGAGAAGCCCGCATCGATTTCAATGTTTTCAATCCGCCAATTGTCGGCAGTGTGAATTGACACGACAGACCCAAAGTCTGCAGCGCGGATCAGCTTTGCCCCGTCTTCACCGATGAGCGCCCAACCCTTGGACGCCGTGTTGAGGGTGAGTGAAGATGTGATGCGATAGTTGCCCTTCGGGATGATGCCGATGCCGCCGTTTGCCTTCAGGACATCCAGCATCTTTTGGACTTCAGCCGTGTCGTCTGCCGAGTTATCTCCGAGCGCGCCAAACGCCTTAACATTGTATCCGGCATCCGTCGGCAACACATACAGCTTCAGCCCGCCCGCCGTAATGACGTGCTGATCCGTGGCACCAGATGCGGCGACTTGGTAGGAGAAGCCCTCGGAGCGCGTCCGCACGATGTCGCCAGAGGTCACCGCGCTGTAAGTCAGCGTTGTGTCCGCAAGCAGTGCAGAAACGTTGGCAAAACCATCTTGGTCATAACGGGCTAGTGCATTGTTCAGCTTCGTGCGAACCGAAAGCCCGCTCTCACCGTTTGCAATACTGGTCATGGTTTGCTCACTCCCTATGCGACAACGTTCTGCCACGTATCATTATTTGGCGGGGATACAGTGTTCCAAATTTGGTCGTAGTCTACCCACACGGCCAAATCTTTCCACGTGTTAACATCATTCCACAGCCCATTATAAAGAATCCAGCGGTCCGGAACAATCTGGGACCAGATCATAACTTAGCCGATCCTGATGATGGCGCTGTCCGCGCTGGCGGGCGGAAACTGGACGGCAAAAACACCGCCGGATGATCTGCGATCTCCACCAAAGTCCAACACAGCAACGGCACGATTTGCCTTTGAGCTATTGTAAATGAGCGCGCCACGCGCGACGATTTCGGCGGATATTGAAACGTTGTTGAAGCTGCACAAAGCTGTTGTGCCAATAACAACAGGAGCGGTTTGTGACAGGACGACACCCCCGGCACTATATCCAGCAGCGGCGACCTCGTTTGAGGAAGAGTAGGATGTTGTAAGCGCGCTCAAAGAAGCCGCTGAGGTATACAGGGCAAATTTGAACGTATCTCCAGTAGACGGAGTAAAGTTATGAACCCCCTGCAGGAGCTCCAGCTTGAAAGACGAGCAGATGCTTTGGACGATTGCCAAGCTCAGCCTCCAGTTCCGGTCATTGTGCCATCGCGATAGTCATCACGCTTCGATCTCAGATCAATTCCGAACAGCTGCATCATCGCTTCGTTGTAGCGATTGGTGTACAGCTGCAGCATGTCTGCATCGCCCTTCAGGTAGGTGTAGGCCTCGATCAAAGAGCCGTATAGGAGGGCACTTTCGGCGTTATCCCCGAGCCAAGATGTGCCGGTCGAGACAATCGACGGTGGGTCGTAGTAATAATGAAGCTCGACTGTGTACGAGGCGTTTGGTGTCGGTCCGATGATGAAGTTGCCAGTGGATGCACCGCTGTCTCCATCAAACTGGGCGTAGTATTTCGGCATCCCGGAAGTGCTGGCCCGGGGGTAAGCCTCACGAATGAAGTTAACATCCTTATCGTACAGATAGGTGTAGTCCCCCAAAGCATCCACAACCGCCAAGGAAAAGGCGGAAAGGAAGTCAGTCGGTCTTGCGAGATACGGGACGCCAGAGGTCAAAGTCCCCGTAACGTTCTTTCGAAGCTCGGGGATTTGAACCGTGCGATAGATGCGCTCTTCGGCCTGCCGCACAAACGTGGCAATGTTGGAAACGAAGGATGTCTCCGACGTCTCCAGATAGTCCTGCAGCGCCTGTGTTAGCTCGGCGTAGTTCATCTATCAGCCCTTATAGGTCCCACCCTTGGTGGCAGCGCCCATGCCACGGCACTTGCCGCCCATGGCCATTTTCTTCTCGCCGCGCTCAGCGGCGGGGGATTCCATGCCCTCGTGCTTCATCATCGAAGCCTTGGACTTGTAGTTTTCCTTGCCGCCGTACTCGGAGACCTTGCCTCCCTTGGCTAGAGCCCGAGTGGAGCGCTCTTCAATGGCCTTCGGGATGAACGGGTTGATCTTTGGCCGAGGCGAGGTTGTCATGCTACGCTTCGGGTTCGCCTTCGGGCGGGGAGAGCTCTTCATCATGTCACGCTCCGTTAGCTGGTGACGACGGTTACGGTTCCCACAGACGCTACCATATACTGGGCCGAGTTCCAAATTGGATTCCAGCCCCACAGCCCGTTGCCCGGGTCATAGTCGGGGCGAGGGTCTCGCAGTGCCTGCGGGTCGTTGATCTTGAGGCGACCGAGGAAGTTCTGCGGCTGGTCCGGGTCGACGATATCCCGCCCGATGCGGAAGCCCGTCTTGGTCCCGTTCTGGTATTCCCAGACGAGGTCGGACAGCTTGTAGCGGAAGCCACTGCGGTCGCAGATGCCGTAGGCGTGGGTACCTTTTGCGTATGCGGTCATGGGTAGCTCCCGAACGGAGTGAGCATGATCGACGATCTATCGCGGTCTTCCGAAGCGGCGAGTTCGAACTGCTCCTCATACACCGACTTTAGAGGTAGAACGCGCTCCATGACTTCCGGCTTCTTCATCGCAATGTAGTAAGCCAGACCGGCCACCAGAGCCGGAACAAAGCGTGGCGGGATGGACGTCATGTCAGCCCCAATCCCAGACGCCAAGCCGTCGATACCCTTCAGGCGGTAATAGAACAGCGTGTAGGTCTGGGAGGCATCCGGGATAGGCCACAGCGTCACCGTGGTCGACGTGGGCAGCCGCTGCACAAAGATTTGCGTCGGTCTTGCCGTGATCTGCTTGTTAGTCTGCTGGGCGTAAGTGGCCACCGAGATGCGCTCAAGCGCCGTGTCAATCTGCCCTGTACCGGTGCCGGTACGCAGCTGGTGCTCGATAATGTCGATAGTCCCAGTCGGCAAAGTATAGGTCGCCTGACCGGCGGTCAGAGCCTGCGTACCCGACTCGATGGTAAAGAGGTTCAGGCCACGGTTGGCCCACTCCAGCGTCAGCAAGTTCAGGCTGCGCCGCGCAGTTTTCAGGTCGTACCCGGAACGCATCTCAAGGCCCGCCCGTTCGAAGGCTTCCTCAAAGAGCTCGGGCAGGTCGGGTACGATGACGGGCATGATTAATCCCTAAATTTCGCGGTCTTATTTGCGATCTTCTTAGGTTGTGCCACAAACTGTTGGCCTTTGCGAGTGCCTTCCCGCTTGGCCCTGCTGGTGGCGGCGTATTCGGCGGGGCTCAGAGCCTCGCGCGCCCGTTTCGGAAGATACCGCTCTCCCGTCGCTTTCGGGCCAATAGTGGAGTTCTTCCCACTCTTGGTGCCCCAGTCTTCCTTGCTCCACTTGGACAGGCTCTTCTGAGCCTCGGTCTTGGCACCGGAGTAGCCGCCACCCTTTTCCTTGTAGATTTTACCCGCAAGCTGCATCGCACGGGCGGAGTGCTTCCCGCCCATCTTGGCCTTGGCTTGAGCCTTGGCCTGCTCCCACAGCTTAGGATTTGTCCGAGCCATCCGACTTCGCCTTCTTTGGGTTTAAATGGTCCCAAAAGTGGATCATTTCTTCCCCTTCGGTTTGACTTTGCCACCACGCTTCATGGCGGCGGGAGCGGGTTGATAGAACCGGTGTTCCGGGTCGATGCCGGGACGGTATCCTGCGGGTGCGGGAACATAAACCATCGTCGGTTTCGGCGCGGCGGTCGGCGTGGTTGTGGCGGGAGTTTGAGACGTCGTAGACGTCCCGCCCTGAGGCTGACCAACACGATCAGACCTATTTTTCATACGAGCCGCGTCCATGGCGGCGTACTTCAGCGCGGCCTGACGATTTCTTGCAACGTTGGCCGGGTCGTTTGATGTCAGCCCCTTCAGAGACATAGCCCCATAAGTGGGCTTGGCGTACTCTTTGTGAGTGTAAGGGTCTCGGACGGTAGTCGACTTGTTTCCCCCGGAAAAAGCGCCGGTTACTGCGCTTTTGATCCCACCCAGAATACCTTTTCCCTTATTTTCGTTTTGGGCCTTGGTGCGCTCACGAGCCTTGTCGTAGTCACCTTTTTTCGATGCTGGCATTACTTCATGCTCCCTCTGGTGTGGCCCTTCATGCAGCAGCCATCCATCTTGCCGCCCTTGGCGTAACCCTTGACCTTGCCGCCCTTTTTCATGGCCATAGCCCGGGTCTGGTCAAGCTGAGTGACAACCGGAAGGCGCGAAGCAGGTGCGTTAGCGATCTGCTGGCCCATGTTTGCACGGCTCATCATTTCTTCTTCCCCTTTTTGGTGACACCCTTGATGGTACCCTTGTTCTCAGCGGCGTAGAAGACGCGGTCGCCGCGCTCCTTGCCGTACTGCTTCTCCATAGCGGCCTTGATCTTCTTTCCCTTAGCGTTCAGTGGCATCTTACGCGGCTCCTTTTTCCAAGTACTGCTCAGCCTCTGGATCGTCTGCGCTGCTAAGCAGGTAAATTCTCGCGAACTCCAAAAGCTCGGGGTCGTCCCTGAAATGCCCGAGCCCTCGATTGCAGTGGTTGCACAGCATACCACGCACCTTGTTTGTCTTGTGGTCGTGATCGACAACCAACGGCTCAACACTACCACAGATTACGCACTCGTGCGTAGTGGCCTTTATTTCCATGAGGGCGTCGTCAGAAATCGTGGCTCTAAACTTTCCTCGATTTATGGAGCTTCGATAGGTTGCTCGACACTCTCGGCACCAACTATCGAATCCGTTCCGCTTCTTATTATGCGGGGGGAAGTGCTCTGCCGTTGCTGGTTTTTTGCACTTGCAACGAGTGCAGGTTAGCAGTTCCATGCTTTTAGCGACAACGCCTTGCGCGTTGGCCTCCCTTTTTCGTCTTTCATCGGGCCGGGCATACCGCCCATACGGGCACAGAAGGACTTGCGGCGGGCCGCGTCCTTCTTGGTCTTCGGGTTCGGGGCCGGGGGCTTCAGGTTCATTCCCTGCGCCTTGGCCGAGGCACGGCCCTTGGCGTTGAGCCCGCCCTTCGGGTCTTTACCTTCCTTGCGGGTCCATGCAGGTGACTTAGCCATTGACCGGCCCCAATCCCATCAGGGCCAAAGCCTCCGGGCCGTTAGGTCCGCTCAGTGCCGACAGGTTCGCGGGGATGGCAGGGAACGGATCAGTCGAGTAGACCAGAGCAGCCTGCGCGCGGGCAGCGGCCACCATGTCGATGATCTGGTCCACGTCCCATGCAGGGCGCACAAGGGGAGCCTGCGCGAAGGTGATCCATTCGTCGCGGGCCTCGAAGGACGTGGCGGCGTAGAGGTTGCCTAGGCTGTCCACCCAGTTCAGGCCGACGTAGGTGTAGGCGTCAGCGGGGCCAAAGGCGAGGCACATCGCATACTGATTGGCGTCGTTTACGAGGGCTTCAGGGGCTGCACATGTAATTCTTGGCATCTCAATAAGCCCTCGTCTTGCCGTTGACCCACGTCTCCGTGGAGGTGATCTGGTCTGCCGTCAGGTTCGCGCCGAAGCGGACGATGAGGGAGAAGAGGTTGCCGTTGAAGGGCAGCGTCGTGCCACCACGGCGACCAATGTAGAGCGGGTAGGCGAGGTAGTTGCCAGTTCCGAAATCCAGCGTTGTGGCTTGGCGCAGAGTGCCATTTGTCCGCAAGGCAATGTAATCTCCGCTTCCGTCTACAACACCCGTCAAAACAGAGGTATCAGGCGCAAGTTGTGCATGCGATGCAGCCCTAGACCCAATTGCGGTAGAGAAGCGAGACTGTATCTGATAGTTACCAGATGCACCTGTGCTGATTGGTGCGAACATAGCAAATGCGCCGTCGTTGGCCCCTGCATTTGTGCTGCTCTCAACCACAGTTCCAATAGCCGCATCCGACAGCTTCCGCACCCCAGCGAAGACCTGCGCCTTATCAATCCCCGGCGTGATGGTGGGGGTCACAAGGAAGTCATCGACCCCGTCAAACGCGAGGTAGGACAGCGAGGACACACCCGCTTCGGTCACGTCGTATTGGGACACAACGCGCTGGTAAGCCGTAGCCGTGGAGCCTGTTTCCACTTGCGGCTGCGAGAACAAAACATCAGCAGTGTTGCTGTTCGCCGGGGTTTGACCACCGCGAAGACGCAATGCGTAGTTAATGGCACTTCCGCCAGACGTAGCTGTAACCTGAAACCGCTGCCACGATCCTGTGACGGTGATGTTCTGAGCGGCCCCGGTAGGATCAACAAGCTGCATCACATAGCTGCTGGTTCCGTCGAAAGACCGCAGCCAGACAGAAAATACACCAGCGCCAGAAGGCAAAGTTACTTGCTGATAAAACGTTGACAAGTCTGTAGTCGCCGTTCCACCACCAAGAGAAAAAGCAAGGCGGCAAGCAGTTACACCCGCAGGGGACGTTCCCGCAGCCAGTGTTCTAGTGGGCAAAGCCCCAACGCCAGCCGAACTTCTCACCCAAGCCGCATTGCTGAAGTCTTCCGTCCACGTCAGCAAATTCCTCCGCCCACCGACGGGGACAATGCCGTAGATGGGCCGGGAGCCTGCCGTGGCCTGCGTGGCGTGGAAACCGGGGAGTTCCTTGACGGAGATGTTGGTGATCGTAGCCTGACCAGCTGATCCAGCCCATGGGGCAAAAGTAATAGATGACCCCGTCCCGCCTCCAATAAGCCGCGCCGTGTAGACACCGTTTGCTGAGACCTGATAGGCGGTTCCAGAGCCACCAATGCGAATTAGCATCGTGTCCCCAGACAAGTCCGCTACAGTAAACGTCACATAATAGCGTTTGGCTGTGTCAATCGCAGTCGAGAGGCTGAGAACTGCCTGTCCGGTGGAGCTACCATTTCGCGTCACGTTTGTCGAAGTCACCGCCCACGATGCAGACACACTTCCGGTATACGGAGAGGTCACCAACTCCGACCCCAGCACCAGCCCCTTGGACTTATCCAGAGCCAGCGCAACGGACTGACCGGGGGTGGTCACAGGCGTGGTGCCTGCCGTGTCTTGGTAAAGGGTGGCAGACGGGAAGCGTTGGATCACCTCGGTGTTAACGTCAGTGATGCGCTGGTATTCGGTGGCTGTGGAGCCGAGTTCTAGCTGGAACTCATGAACAGTTAAACTGAAGGCCGCATCGTCGGTAGATGTGATAATGGATATTGCCTGTAGGCCGTTCCCTGCGCTTGCACTATTCGTGACCGTGAGCGTGACTGTCTGGCGAGTGCCAGTCGCCGTTATATTGGCTGAGAAATTGTCCTGAACTGCGCTGTGCGTGTTCTTCAGACGGAACTTCCCAGAGCCAGAAACAGTAACATAAGCCGTCAAAACCTTGTTTGCTGTGCCTCCGGGGATCGTTACAAGCTGAACGCACTCTCTTGTGAGGCCAGACCCGCCAGCATAGGAAATTTGATTTCCCGATACTGTTAAACCTGTCTTCGTCCAAGCCGCATTATCGAACTGCTCAGTCCACGTCAGCAGGTTCCGACGCCAATCCAAGTTGGCCACGTCAGAAGGGTCATACCAGACGCCGGGTTCGTTGAGGGCGAAGAGAACAGCAGGTGAAAAGCCCGCCCCCGTTTCGTTGTCAACGAACGGAGACTTCATGCCGAAACGACGCAGGAACGGGCTTCTCATCAGTTGCTATCCACCACTACAACAGCGCGGCGACCGCCCACGGGGCGGGCCCAAGCCCTGTCTGCACCGGACAAGGAGGTCAGGTCGGCGAAGGTCTTCTGTAGTTCACCCTCGCCTTCCTCGTACAGCAGCCCCCGCGTTTCCGTGGGGGTCGTCGTGTCGGTGGTGAAACGGATGTATACCGACGAGGTCTGCACCTGAAAGGTGATTTCCGTCGAATCCGAGTTGGTTAGCTGCGTCCACTGGTTAGGCGGGCAGTAAACCGTCGCTTGGTTCTGCGGCATAGTTTACCCTTTCGACTTCTTAGTCGCCTTTGTGGGCTTGGCTGGGGCCTCAGAGACCCCCTTGCTGTTCAACTTTCCCATCGTCTACTCCATCAGACAGTGGCGGAGAACGGCGTGGCCTCGCTGCCGGTTGCGGCACCAATCACACGGACAGACCAAACGTTAGTCGCGACATCCTGCAGTTCAACGGTTGCACCGAGAATACCGCCAGTGGTCGTGCCGTTGAAGGTGATCGTGTCCGAGTCCGCAGCCGTCTCGAAAATAGAGGCCGAGGCGTCCGTGTCGTTGGCGACGATAGCCACGCCAGCCATGGTGCCGGAAGCCGTGGCAACCTTGATGGTCGTGCTGTTCGAGGTGATCGTGGTGCCAACAAAGAAGCGATAGGCGTTGCCGGAGCCGGTAGCCACAGGCAAAGTCACTGCTTGGCCAGCGGCGCGGTTAAGAACAACGGTGCGGCCAGCGTGGGCCTCTGCGGTAACCGTCAGCGTTGATGCGGTGACAGGGACGACGCTTTCCGGGCCGGAAATGAAGCCTGCGGTGGACGTTACTGGTCCGGAGAATGTGGTGGAACCCATTTTAGTACCCCTTGCACAAGGTTTCGCCTCGCAGTCTGTGCAACGTCAGGTCGAGCTTCCTGTCTGCGTGGCTGATGATGCTCTACGGGAAGGATAGCTCATCCTCTGGCGTTAGTCGAGGCCCTTGCCCGTTGCTCTTCGGCGGCGCAGACAACGCACTGTCCTTTGGTGTATCGCGGGGCGACATGGCCGTGCGTACACGGATCGCCCGTGAAGTATTTCTTTGCTCCAATGCGCTTGGCCTCGGTTCTAGTGCGCGGCATATCGGCGTATTCCTGCGGAACTTCTTGTGCGGAAGGGCGACCGCTTTCGGCGTAGTAGAATCGCCACCCGGCGTGACGCCCCTTTGTTAGATGCGTTTGCGAATCCAGAGCACGGTGCACGGTCGGTGCCGTCATTCCCATGTCCTCACGCAGTTGCGTTATGGTGGCGTATGCGTGCTCCACCCCCTCTGGGGAAACGGCGACAATAGCCCTTCCCATTTTAAAGCGGCTCTCTTCCGTGTGGGACCTGCCAAGGAAATTTTGGTTTCCTTTGTTTGCTTCTGACAGTTTCCGACGATGCTCTTCGGTGCGCTCGTGGCCCTTAGCGTTCCGGTTTCCGAGCAAAGACTCAGACATCTTGGCTCTCGTCTCTGCCGACGGGATAAATTTGCCTCCGCGTCCCTCAGAAACAGCAGCCTGCACCTTAGCGCTGATCTTAGCCTTGGTTTCTTCCGAGTGTTTGGTGCCGGTGCGGGGGTATGTGTAGGTCTCGTCATGCATGTTGGTGCACTTCGGATGACTAAGCAGCGGCACCAGATATCGCTTCTCTACCTCGCGCAGTCTTTCCGGCTCGACTTTTTCCAAGATTTCGAACTTGAACACGTCTTCGCCGTGGTTCTCCCAACTTTGCTGCAAGCCTCGGTTTTTGTGCGCGCCTGCCCGAAGCTGTCGGCGATGGGCCTCAAAGCGACGGTAAACGTCCTCACTGCTCCCGATGTAAAAACTACCGCTGACCACGTTTCGTATGCGGTACACCCCTGACACTCGATTGGCCATGAAAACCTCCTAAATAAAGCCTATGGATAATATGGATCAAATTCGGACTGTCCGCAAGCTAAAAATAAAAAGGCCCCCACTTTCGAGGGGGCCTCCAGAAAAATGTAGTATTTTCAGGTACTTATGCGCCTTGCGAGCCGTAGATACCGAGCGGATCAGAGACGCCAAACGAGTAACGTTCTCTTGCTTTGTACCTGACGTTGCCCGTGTCAAAGTCGCCGTCCATCGAGGTCGACATCGCAACGCGCACGAAGTGCTTCATGCCGTTCGGGATGTCGGTGGTCAGGAACCACGCATCGTTGTCCGTCAGGTAGTGGTTGACGCGGTAGCCATCGGGGATCGACCCGTTGGTGCGCAGGGCGTTGATGTCGTTGTCGGCGGTGCCAACACGGTTTTCCGTCTGCAGGAGACGGGTAGCCACGAACATCAGGCTCGGCGGCACGATCAGCTTGCGCGGGCGCGCAGCGATCAGCAGGCCACGTTCATCACGGTAGGCAGCGATGTCGATGACGGCCTGCTCCAGCGAGGTCTCGTTCAGGTCGGCGTCAACCGCAGGGCGGTTGGCGTTGTTGCCGCCGGAAACGGTCGGGTGCGAAGCACTGAACAGGGTCACACCGTCGCCCGACTGGAACGTGGTGAAGCCCGTGTTGAGCAGCGAGGCTGCCTTCACCTGCTTGGTGTACGCCATGGCGCGTGCGAGTGCCTTGGTGTAACGTGCCGAGAGCGAGTCGTACAGGTTGTCTTCCATGGCTTCCTCGGTGATCGAGAAACCCATAGCCACCGTCTCGTGGTTGTAACGAGCGGTGAACGATTCCTGTGCGTTGTCGTAAGAAATCGCAGAGCCTTCCGGTTTAACCGGCGCTGCTGAGAAGCCCGACAGCTTGACTTCTTCCTCGAAAGAACGCTCCGAGGTTTCGGTCTCGTAGATTTCGGCGTGCTCGTTTTCGTACCGCCCGTACTCCATGCCAAACAGAGCATTGAGACCGGGAAGCAGTTCTTTGAGTGCCTGTGCGCGCGAAATAGCCATATGTTAGCCCTCCTTACACGCCAGTGGTGCCGCTGAACTGCGTATAGTTCAGCTTGACGGTCATCAGCGGGAAAGCCGTACCGCGCTCATCGCCACGAGCGCCACCCATGTAGTCCACGACGCGGATCGGAAGCGAGGCTGCCGTACCGAGAGTGGTAACATCGAGGGTGACGCGCGAGATTTTGAACACGGTGTTCGGGGCAGTCTGCACGAACTGGGCGTTCTTCCCGTAGATGTCCTGCGTGTTGGTGATCGAGGCCGACGCTTGAACCGTATAGGTGGCGTCCGGATCAGTCACCACGTAGGCCATCGCATCCGACGCGACGGTGCCAGCGGGCCACATCGTGTCGAAGGTCAGCTGACCCGTGGTCGGGCTGGTGTAGGTGCAGCCAATAAACACGCCGACCATGTTGATGGCGGTCGAGGTGTTACCGGTTGCGGACTGCTTTTCGATGGTCGTTGCCGTGCCGCCGTCAACCAGAACAGCCACATCGCCAGCGGCGATGTTGGTGTTGTACCCCGAAGCAATGGGATACTGCTGGAAAACTTCGAGCGAGCCGCTGTTGAAGCGGCCTTGGGGGCGCAGACCGAAGGGGGCGTTGATCGAACCCATAGGTTCTCTCCTTCATCTACAGTTTCGGTTCTCGGTAATCACTTACCGAACGAGGTCTTGGTTGAACGCTCGGGCCGTAGCACGGGCATTCGAGGGTCGTTCTCTCGCATAAAGTTCCTGTCGACGGCGTCGATCTGGCTCTGAGCCATTTCGAGTTGACCTTCGACACGAGCCTGCACGTCCTCAAGGGGAGCTTTGCAGAGCAGGAGACCGCCAACTTCGATGTTGCCCTTAAACCGGGAATCAACATCGGACATAATCTGCAGCTCGGGATGGTCCTCAGCCCTTACGGGCATATAGCCCTCGCGGAACCGAGACGACACGTTCGTCATGTCTGCGTTACCCAGAGTCGAGGTGCGAATCCAGCGGAACTTAAAGCCGTCCTGCGGTTCGGGGGTAGGCAGCATGGACTGTCGCTTCCACGTCTTTTTGC